ATCCCCTGCTCTACCCTCTCCAGTATCCGCAGGAACCGGTCGAGATCACCCTGAGAACGCCTCCCCTCAAGTGTCTGAACCTTCGGCTCGCGCGTCCTCACCAAAACATCCAGCCGGACTCCTCGCTCTTCCTCAAAGGGATGGAGGGCCCTCCAGGCATATGAATACCCGGTCAACTGAATGTCCGTCTGCACGGCTTCTACGGGTAACGACCGTCTGGTGATCTTGTGGTCAATAATGGTGGTATGTTCATCCACCAGGTCAATCCGGCCCATGAGGGGCCTCGAGGCGGATGTCTCTACCAGGAACTCTAGTTCGACTTCCGCCGGTTGGATCATGGGGGACACGTCCACGTGGTAGGTTTCCACCAGTCCCACACCGTCATCCTTGAGTTGCCCAGGCGAGTCCATTTCCTGCCATTGCGTATCAGGTATATTCAGACTCCAACGGTCCGAAAATGTGTCAACCATTTCGTCCAACCCCAGGTCGGTCCGCGTGTCCACCTTCTGAACGAAGTTCGTCTCCAAGGTCTCGTGCACAGTCCGCCCCAATGTCATCGCGCCGGTGGGCGGTATCTTGAGTCCAAGACAGTAGCGGAAGTAGTACTGAAGCGGACACCGCATATACATCCGCGCCTGACTGATCGACAGGTGGTCAGGCTGCGCCATCCGTGTCGCCGCCTTGTTCCTCACGATAATGCTGCACGATCTCCCAGAGTTGCGCCGGTGTCACATCCGCTGGGATGCCCTTCGGGAATACGTTTCGGAGTTCCCCTATCACCCGGCCAGCCCACTTGTCGCTCATTGCAGCAAAGGACGCTGGGGTATGGCTTTTCCCTTCCTCATCAGTGAAGGCGGCCACCTGTTTCACTACCGACCACGCCTCGTTAGGGCCCAACGCAACCTGCTTGAACATCTCGCTGAGGGTATGTTTCGCGGTAGGTTCATCCTTCCCAGGTTCAGTTGGCTTTCCGGTTGGGCCGGCCTGTCCGCGGCCATGTTCGTCCTCGTCGGCGTCCTGAGTGAGTAGCGCCGACAGTGCTCCCAGACTCAGGGCAGCGGACACATAGGCCCGCTTGTAGGCCATCTTGAGCGCCGTGTTGTTTGCATTGTCCACCCGCTCAATGTCAATCGTGCCTTTTTTGTCCTTCAGGTTGGAACGTTTCGCCCTGGCGGATCCCACGCCCTCAGCCAACGTTACCCCTGACCGCCGGTGTACCAATGCCAGGATGACGGAGTACTCTCGGAGACCTGTGCTGGCATCCCAGACCTCTCCCTTGTTCCCATCTCTCACTATGGGCGAGACATTGAACCCAAAGGCGATGTTCTCTGCCCCCGGCTTGAACAGTACCGGTTTGGGAACGCCCGGAATCATCCCATAGTCCACTCCGTCCTTCAGTCTCCCGAATAGCCCCTCCGCAAACTGCCGCGCCTTCCCAACTCTCTCCAGCGCCGCCTCTGGACTGAACTCCTCCATGCCCAATTCCGCGTCTGTGGACCGTTTCACGAGTCCTTGCTCCTCATTCATCTGCTATCCTCTCCTCTCCCGCCAGGATGTCCCTGGCGATCTGCTCGACCTTCTCCGCCAAAATCTCCGGGTAGTTATGGATCAATATCTCCATGTCTTTCTCGAACTGATTGACCAACCCCTCGACCAACCGATTCCGCGCCATGCGTATCACCTGCGGGTTCACCACCAGCCGTTCGAGTTCATGCTGCTCATCCGTCAGTCCGTTGTCGTGCAGGGCGCCGGGCGGTAGGTTACTCATCGCTGCCCTTAATCTCCCCGAGACTGGTGAACTCACACGCCAGGAATCGAATCCCCGGCCGATCTCCCCGTTCGGTCTCCGGCAGGTCCGCCTTCAGTGCGTTCTCCAATATCGCTTTCGCATCCTCCTCTGTCTCCGCCAGCACGTCAAACGTCCTCCTATCAACAATCCTGAACTCCTTCATTGGTACTCCTCCTTGCCTTCGCCCGCCATTCTCCGTCTCTCCACTCCACCAACCCCGCCCATGCCATTTGTGTCAGCATCGCCCCCAGGTCAAGGCGGTCAACCTTCACGTGGAACGGGTTGCGCCTCAGTCTCCCCTGTATCTCCTCTACACTTCCGGGGAGTGCCATACAGATCGCCGCGGCCAGAAGTCCCCGCCTCAGATCATTGAAGGCCACTGCCACGTTGTCCATAGACACGCCTACCTCCCGAACGATGCGAATCAGATTCCGTGCCAAGGCACTCAGTCGAACCGCCCCGCCTTTCATCGCCTCCACCATCCCCAAAATATGGTCGCTAGCCCCACCCCCACCCCCAGCGCTACCGCCTCCCTCACCGCTTCCCAGGTGATATATCCGAACATGACGTCTCCCCCTTTGGTCTCCCTTGATGAACCCTCGTCTCCGTCCGCGCAAGTATCCGCGTGATATGCCGCCCGCTCAACCCGAACACCTTACCCAGATATACCGCTGGCGCATGTGTCGCTTCGTAGGCTGCCAGGACGCATAAATCACGCAGCCGTTGAATGTTAGACCAGGATTTCATTGACCTCTCCGACCATAACGCCCCCAGTCTAGAGAAGGTTCAAAGTCATGTCAAGTTTTCGGGATGCCACAAAACCCGCACGGTTATGCACTCGAAAAATACAAAACCCGCACGGTTATCGCATTGAAGGCACTTGGAAACGGGTTTATGCGATACCGGTGCGGGTTCATGGGGAGTCGGGGACAATCGCTTGACACGCATGTCAACTTTCTATGAGATATGGGGGCCTGCCAGGATGCCTCCTGCGGTTTGCCGCCGGCTCGGAGGGAGGAGCGAGCACAGGCCCCAGCCGGGGAAAAGGAGTAAACCCCGGCCTTACTGTATCGCCGCGTTCAAATCGTGCACCGCGGCCTCGATTGCCTTCTCGATGTCATCGTAGTCAGCCCACTGAAACTTGCCTGCCAATGATTGAGATACTTCGACAAATCTTTCCTTCCCGAGCGCATCCTGCATCGTCTGCGCCGCCCACTTCACCCCGACCTTTGCCGCCGCCTCCAGGTCGCTCTTATCCGTCCGGCGCATCCACCTGCGTAAAGCATTTACCGCGTAGGCACTCACTACCGCCGCGAGTCCAGTCAGAATCTCGCCCAAGAACTTGTTCGTTATCTCCTGCATCCTATCCACCTCCCTTCATCTTGTCATATCTTTGAAGAATTGTCGCAAGGCTCATCCTGTTCACCGTCTCCTCTGGGTTCCCCAGGATGATCCCGTGCGCCTCCGCCCAGACCCAACCATCTTGAGCCCATGCCGGTATCACTGGGGTATCCAGTGCGGCCCGCAAGTCCGCCCGATCCCAGTTCTTCCCCGGGCAAGCCGTGCTGTAGAGGTCGCGGTGGAACCAGAGATCGTCCGCCGTCCTGCCGTAGAAAGCCAACACCTCTGCCAACACATCAATGACCTTCAACCGCAAAGGATTGGGGACCGGCTCACTATCATAATTCCCGATGACGCAGAAGCCGATGAGCCTCTGGTTCGCCCAGTTGATGTTGCCCACCTTTTTCAGCATCGCCGCATTGCTGACTAACGCATGCGCTCCAGTCCATGCCAAGGGCCTGCCGGCCCATAACCGCAGATCCGGCCCCAGGAGCAAATGATACCCAATGTCCCTCCACCCATTCGTCTGCATGTGGTATCTGCGGATGCCATCAATCGTTGCCGCGCCATTATACTGGGCCGCCATTGGACTCGCGCTGTGGTGGAGACAAACCCCCTCCGCCCCCTGCGCCCTGCCCCCTGCCGCCAGGTATTCCGCCAGGTTCGTTATCTCGGTCGCCATCATTCCTTCACCTTCTCCGCCATGTCCAAAGCCTCCAGTCCTTTCTTGAACAACCTCACCGCTGTGTCCATACAGCGGGTTTTCGTCGGCCCCCACTTTTCCTTGCCTAGCGCGCGCCGCTGGTTGGCGATCGGCCCCGCTATCACGATGAGGTCAAGCGCCTCCTCCCGCGCCTCTTTGATGAGGTCGAACTCCGGCGTGAGGTGGTTGCCCCCGTATTTGTGAAGGCCGGTCGGTTCAGTCAATTGCCCAGTCGTGTGTTGCACCAAGACGCCTCCTACGGGATGAGCCACAGCGATCGGTATTGCCGGTTCCCCCAGCAACCTCTTGTTCGCCTCGTCCAGCAATGCCCGCTCTTCGTCTGTCTTCCCCCCAAATGTCCCCACCATAAACGGCTGCAAAGACTCGAAAAGCACTTCCACGCTCGGTTGTTTCATGTGTCAACTTCCTCCAGGTCTGCTACTCGTCTCGCCTTCAAGAACTTCTCCAGCGATCCTCTCTCCACAATGTACGTGGGCCGTGCCTGACCAGGCACATAGGCCAGATACGCAACAACCTTCCCTACCCGGCACCATTTCGCCAACGTCCCAGGAGGAATCCCGTATTCCTCTGAGGCACGGCGCAGCGCGACACACAGTTTCTTACCCTTCTTCAACATCCTTGTGGCTTCCCATCATGCTGGCTATGGCACGCGGCCCCATCGTCCCTGCATGTGCGCTCCATTTGTCCGCCGACAACCGTATCCACATCAGTCCCATCCGCCCCAATGCTAGGTCGCGCCCCTCTGCGTAGTTTGACTCCGCCTGAAAATGACCGGTAACTACAAACAACCGCTTCATCTGCCGCTCCCTGTCGCCCCGCGCTTCCGTGAAATAGGTCGGATAATCCAAACATTGGTGTATGTGCGCCATGAGATAGAGATCGGAGTCGCTCTTTTCCTTCATTCGGAGTAGCGGATTAAACTTTCCCATCAGTGTCGCCGCCGCGCCCTTCCCGTGCCAGGCGTGAACGCGGTAGCGTTGCCCGGCCACCTTGAGCACAAAGCGGGCATTGAGTCCCAGCCATCTGACGCCCAGGTTGTCTGCCAGGAGTTTGAGCAACCGGAACCCCGCCGCGCTTTCCATCCACCCCTCATGGCACTGGCTGCCTATCAGCCCCACGCAGGTCGGCGCGATCGGCCGCAGCAATTCCCTGAATTGGATAAACTGCTCATCAACCAGCATTTCCTCTTCCATCGCCGCCTCCTTTTTCGCCATCGCCCAGCCGCAGTTCAGCATGTTCCCCATGCCCACCCACCAGGCCCCACTCTCTCGTATCTCCTCTATCGCCTCCCGCACTCCCGCCTTCCAGCAGCCGGAATGTCCCCAGTGTTGGTCGCCAAAACCGGTGAACCAGATGTCCTCCGCCCCGCACTCCACCACCACCAACGGCTTACTCCGTGGCCCCTCATCTATCGGCATTTGGCAAGTCCCTCACAATCCTTCACCAGAAGCCCGTACAAGCCCGTGGTGCGAAAGTTAGCCCTCCCCTGGTGTCTTTACCCTATCCGGCCTCTCATCGTCCCCCAGGTCGTAAATCAGCGCCTTCTCGCCGCACTTTGGGCACTCGTCCTCGCCGTCCTCTGCCCCACTCTCGGATATGGCAAAGCGCGCCCTGCACGCCGGGCACTCAGCCATCGGCTCGCTCAGTCTTTTCCGTTCCGCTTCCTTGCCCATTCTAGGTGTTCCCCCAGTAACTCCAGAGCCTTCTGCAGCGCGATGACGGTGTCCTTCCACAAAGGGAGCACTTTGCTATACCCAATCCAAAGTAGAAAAGCACAGATCGCTCCGAGTACCCCGTAGTCGGCTATCCTGTCAATTAACGTGTCCATTCCTCTCGCCTCACAATCCCCAGGGGATTACCCCTTTGCTAGGGCCCCCGAGTTGATAGATGTTGATGGTCGGTTTGAGCCCCCATATCTCCCCGATCATGTAGCCCAATGCCAAGCCCAATGCGAACAGCGCGAAGCACATGGTCGCCCACTGAAAAGCCGTCGGCTTCCCCATCTCACACCATCACCGCAAAGTGCCCTCCGGCTGGCGGAGGTGCCCCAGCGGGATGAACCGCCATTACCCACACCATCCAGTTATCGGATACCGAGATTGTCCAGGACCCAGGGTCTTCCGATGCCGCATTGAGTTCACGCCGCGCCGCAGCCACCCGACAGTTGCTCATGATCGTGCTACCAGCCAGCGTATCCGCCCCTAGGGGGTTGTTATAGTTAGTAGGGTTGCCAGTCGGCGGCGATGTTTGTGTGCCCTGCCAGCCCCCCAGCCACAGCCAGAGGTAGTCTTTCGCCCCACCTGTGGGAGTGAGGGAACTTGGATCAGGTGTCGTGGAAATGCCAAAGGCAACAGTCGAGAGTTCGGGCGGTTGTGTATCTGGGTCTTCCGCCCCCGTGATTGAATAGACGATGTAACAGGATTTCCCGTTTCCATGAGTTACGGCAAACGTTGTTCCATCCTCGTTCCCCACCGCCTCCCGCCAGGCGATAGCCATGTAGTCGTCTGAGGCATCTACTGTGCTCTCAACCAGTTCGTTCCATCCGGCAGGCCACCCTATCACCCCGTCAACGCCGCACCGCATCACACACACCAGCAGCGCCCCCGCGCTCACTGTCGCCGGATAGTTCACATTGCTGCTCACGTCCAGAACCCCAAAGGTCGTCGCGCTACTCTCAACCTGTGGAAATGCCATTCTACCAGTCCCCCAGACTGCCTCGACGAACCAATCCGTCCGTTGTCTGCCCCCACTTCTTCCGGTTCCAATCCAGATAGGATTGCGGTATCTCCGGCCCATGCGCTTCCCCTGGAGTCGGCGACACGTCTATCCGCCCCTTCAGGGATAGGATGCTTTCTTGTCCTTCACCCCGCCCCTTGATGCCTATTGCCTCCCCCTGCCAGATCATGTGATTTTCACAACCTTCCAACCATCCCGAAATCCCCCAACACCGTAGGAAATGGTCATCTGATATGCCGCAATCACACCCGTAATCCCATCATTCACGCTGGCATGTGCCGCCGAGTCATATAGGTAGGTCTTGGAACTGGTCAGGCGGTGGTCTGCGTCCCACACCACTTCTCGCTCTCCAGAGTTCTCGAAACTCAATCCCAATGCCCGTGCCGCAACTGCGCTGAGAGCCGTCAGGGTCGCCTCGGATGCGGGATCACCCGGCAGGTTGTCCGTCTTTGCCTTGATCGCTGCCACGTTCCCCGCCGCCTCGGGTGCGCGGCTGCTCACGGCCACGTCCAGGTTAGCCAGGCCTGATGTCAATGTTCGCGCTACGGCCCCCCAGACAGCCGTTGCCACGTCTGCCACGAGCGTCCCGAATGAACTGAGCGTCCGCGTCCCCACTGCCCACACGCCTGCGGCAACTCCAGCGATGGATGCGTCCAGGAACGCTGCCTTCCCATCAGTCCAAGTTGCGTTCGTGAGCGCGGTGGACGCCGCCGCTCGCGTGCTCACCTTCGCGTCCAGGTTCACATCCATCTCCGCTTTCGTCGGCCCATCATAGTCCGCCAAAGCCGTGTCCGCCTCGGTGTTGACTTGGGCGGTGGTAACATCGCTGATCGTCCCAGTGGGAAGTTTGTCGTCTATGGCCGCCACGCGCTCGTTGATGCTGTTGGCCGTAGGGCTCCCTGGTATGGCGGTATTCAGGGCGGAGTCCACCTCTGTATTCACTTCTGCCGCTGACAGGTCGTTGAGCGCCGCAAATGCATTATCCATCTCCGTTTTTGTCGGAGGATCATAGTCAGACAGGGCGGTGTCAACCTCGGTGTTGACTGCCGCCGCCGAGAGATCATTGAGAGCCGCGAACCCGGCGTCCAGTTCCGTTTTTGTTGGTGGATCATAATCGCTCAATGCCAAGTCCGCTTGAGCGTTCACGTCCGCCCCCGATAGGTCATTCAGGTTCCCGATGTCCGTCTGCACCGCCGTTATCGCCGCGTCCAGGTTGTCCACCTTCGGGTCAATCTCAAAAACGGTGAACGGTTGACGGAACGCGACCGTATCCGTGCCAGCGTCAACATCTACAACAATCTGCGTATGGACAGCCACGACCGGTTTCGCTACCTTGTACAAACCGATCATGTTCACAGCATCAACGGCAGTCATCGCAATCGCATAGGTTGCCGCCTGCCATGCCGCCGGAGGCCCCGCAGCAGGGTTCCAGAACCAATCGTCCGTCAGCCGCTTCATCTGGCAGGTCGGGGACAATCCGCCCACCCTATCTGGCGGGGTGCTGTCATCGTAGAATCCAACTATGAGGTACTGGTCCGTCTCGGCAATCCCGAATCTCATCGTATATCAGCCCCCGTCGGCATCAAGTTAGGCATCCCCAGCATTACTCCCCCACCACCGCCCGCCGAAACATCTATCTGGTCAATCAGCAGCCCCATCAGCACCCTGCTGGCCGTGTTGGTATCCGTCCAGGCCCCAGCGTTCGTCCGCTGGCACTGCTGGCAGTTCGCACCCAGGGGTAACGCCCCCAGCATCGCAGCGGACGGCCATGTCCAGTCGTAGATGGTAACGTTGGAGGCGCCAGGGAGAACCGTCAGCCGATACCAGGTGGAAGCGAGGAGGGTAACGGGAGAAGCCAACATCAGGGTAAAGAGACCAGCTCCGCCCCTCTCCTGCTCCGGGTCGGGTGTGCTCGTGAAGAGAGGGGTGGAACCATCGCTGTCGTAGAGGACAACCGAAAGACCAGTCGCAGGTATGGCTGCGCCGAGATTGACCCAGTAACCTACGACACGACAGCCGAACGGTAATTGGAACTTGTTGCCTCGCTCATCAGGGGTCGAACCACTAGCGAAGGCCATGGAGGATGTACTGGGCTGTGGAAAAAGGCCAGGGATAGGCACATAGGAACCATCGGAGTATTTCAAGGCAAAACTAGGCACACGTCCGCTTTGTGACCAGGCTGGACCCACACCGACATACCCATCGGTATAAGGAAAGTCAAACCCGTTCACAAAGAATACGTTGGCTTGCCTGAAAATCGCAAGGTTTCCTACAGCCGCTGTAAATCCAACAACAAGGGCAACCACATCCCCCTGCACCGCAGCCGTCGCTTGTGTCCCCAGGGTAACCTCATAGTTTGTATTCGATGCTGGAGCAGCGATCGTGCCAACCGCACTCCCCTTGTAGGCACCACCATCAGGGTCGCCGGTAACCGCGCTTACAGTTTGCAGTCCGACACTAAGGGGCGTTGAAGTCGTAACCGGTCCCGTGCGAAGGAAAACACCAGTTACGTCGCCTGCCTGCGGAATCTGGAATACGCCCGCCGCCAGTTCACCAGCAGCGTCTATGACCATCGTGCCAGAGGCACTCTCTGAAATGAGTGGTATCGGCGGCATCTCCAGCAGCATCCCGAGCGAGGTCAGCGCCATTACGGACTCACCTCCCCAACCGCAACCGCCCCGAACTCCCGTGCCTCCAGGTATGCCTTCAGTTTGGCATCAGAATCAACGGTCGTGGCGGACACGTTCATCAGGAGCACCCGCGCCTGCAATGCCAGACCAGAGAGGGTCGCAGGGTCGGCAGTCTTCAACTCCTTGATGGTGGACACCTCCAATATCTGCTTGCCCGCACTGTCCTTGATGAGCGCGTGGTCGCACCCAGGACCGCCAGGCCGGAGGAGGAGGGTGATTTTCATGTCATCAACTCCACGCCGCCTGCTGCTTCACCCGTATTGCCACGGTTAAGTCGCTTCCTGCCACCGTGCTACCCACCTGGTCCACATAGACCCTCAACACGTCCCCCTGCGCTATCGCCGTCACGTCCGGCAAGGTCGCCACCACGTGCCTGTCGCTGATCGCAAGGGTGGGACGGTTCCCCTGCGTTGTGTAAATCGTGGTTCCCGTGAAGTCCGTTTCTATGTCAGCCACCGGTATCTTGTGGATGTCCACGATGAGAGCAGCCCCAGTTGGCGCAGTGTCCACCTCACAGACTATCTCCTCTATCGTGAGGGCAGCAGGAGCCTTCATGTATCCGACCTTTGGCACGGCAGCGTCCGCCGTCAATTCCCCCGCCACTACCACGATTATCTCGTTGCGGATGTAGGGCAGCGTGAGTTCGCTCGTGTCAACCTTAGAGGCCCCATCCAGGCCGGCATAACCGCTCGCGGCATCCTTGTTGGCAGTCCGCTCAAAGTTCGCTTCGGCCTCGGCGGATACAACCCCAGCAGTCCCTAACAGAACGCCCTCCAATGCGGCAACGGTCAGTCCAGCGAATATCGGCGCCGCCTCAGTGTGGATGTCTTGCGGAGTGGAAACCACCACTGCCGCCCCAGGCCCGTTGTCGGTTATGATGATCTGGTTCTCTGTTCCCGTCAGGATCCGTTCGGCAGTCAGATTTCCATTGCTGAGCAGGGTAACGTAGGCCGCGTCCGTAGGCGCTCCAATCGTGTCCTCCGCGTTCAGGAGTTCGATGTGCTGTATCCTGGTGCTGATGCTCAGGTTCGGGTCTGCCGCACTGTGCTGAACCGTGATGAGGAGGGCCTGGTCAACAGTGCTGTCCACCGCCACAAATCCCCTGTCGTCCCAGTTCACCGAGATGTTCGCGCCGGACTCGCAACTGCAAAGCATGTAACCCTGTTGTGCATCCGTCAGGCCCTTCGCCGCCAGGATCAACTCGAAGTGGAAGTTGCCATATGCCGCGTTGGTCGTAATAGCACCGGAGGTCTTGGCCGTTACCTCGGAACCTCCATACTTCATCTTCACCCTGAGCGTCTTGTTGCCGCCGGAATTATGTAGATACCTGCCAGCGATCATCAGCCGCAGTATCTTGTCCATTCCGAGAGTCCCACCAGGGACGGTATAACTGTAGAGTGTCTGCTCAGTGGCATCGTTAACAATGGTGGTCTGGGTAACATCCGTTTCCATCGCCTTCGTGTAGTTGAGTGCGATCACCCCGGCACCCACCCCAACCGGGGTCGCCCATGCCTGGTCTCCCCGGAGGAACGTTGTCGCATCCGCCACCCCGCTTCCCAGGTTTGCCGTCGGCAATTTGTTCGCCCCCGCTGCAACCGAGGGCAGGTCGCTCAACAAATCCCCGCTCACACCAATGACCTCTAGCCCGCTTGCCGACCGGTCAATCGTGAGGGCGTCAACCTTTGCCCGCACTCCCCCATCCGCCACTTCGAGGGATGGGTTGGTGTCCGAAAGGTCAATCTGAAAATCCTGCGCCACCAGTTTGACGCCGTTCGACCCACTGTAGAGGTTCGGGTTGCTCAACCACACGAACACCAGCGGGTCGGTATCCAACACCGGATCAACTGTGATCTGCACGAACTCCTTCCCACCGTTGGCTGTCCCCTCGGCAACGTAGCAGAAGGTTCCCTCCTGCACCTCGGCGCTGGCGTCATAGTCTGTCGCCCGCGACCATGCCCCGGCCGCGCACACATAGATGCCGTTCTCGGTCCCTGTCGTCTGGTCTTTTGCCAGCACGCGATCTCCGGACACAGCCGCAATCCCATCTATCGTCTGCTCACCCGATAAGGTCAGGTTGGCTGTGCTTGCCACCCGGCAGGCTTCCTTCGGCGTCAATCCCTGTGCAAATGCGTCTGCATAGGTTTTGTTCACCAGGTCGTCGCCAGTGGCTGGAACCACGCTCGATTGCGGCAGCGTGGAGAAGGTCTTCAGCCCCGCAATCGTCTCGTTTCCGCTGGTGTGAACCAGTTCGTTGTCGTCCGCAAGGTCGGCATGAGCAAGCGCTGCATCCGTGTATTGCGCTCCGTCCGCCCGCAGCACATGGCCCGCCGTGTATGCCAAAGCATCGTCCACGTCCGTCAGATCGGGAAGCGAGTCCCCCGGCCCACCCAATGCCGCCTCGTCCACGAATACCTTCACCAGCATCGCCGTCGTGGATACCGCTATTCCTACCGGCACTATCGGGTCGGGCGCAGTGGGCTTGCCAGTTCCTAACGTCCCCGCAACCGTCTGAAGATAATAGGCGGAGCCGGAACTTAACCCCGTGTAGCCACCCACGATTGCCCCATCTACCCCCACCACACAACTGGTCGCGCTCTCCTTCGCCAGTATGATCCCCACCACTCTCGCCTTCGCTGGGTTGGCATCATCCGACTCCGCCTGACTCACTGTATTGGCAGCCGAGATGTAAACCGCATCCCGAACCGCCTCGGTTGCGGTACAGGTAAATGACCTGAGACTCGGCTGCCCCACTCCCCTCACTACCCCGACCGCGTAGTTGTTGACCGCCGTTACCACCCCGCCGGCAGTCGTTACGGTTGCCAGCAGGATATTCCGCTGTGTCGTCGGCGCTACTCCCGTTACGTTGAAGAACAGCGTCATGTCCTGCATCAGATAGCAGTAGTTTGTGGAGGCATCGGCAATTGTCCCGCCAGTTCCCCCGTCATTCGTCTTGGCCGTTACCTCAAGACGATATCCCACCAGCGCCTCGCCAGCCGACACGTTCACCGATAACCCAGCCCCAGCGCTCACAAGCAGGTCAACTACGTCCCCTGGCCGCTTCCATATCACCCCATCAATATGGAGCGCGGTCAGGCTCTCCTCCAGCCTGTCCTCAATGCCCTGTAACTGCGTCTCTGTCTGGTCGAAATCCTCGTTGAAATCCGCCCCATGCGGAGTGAAACCGTCCACCCAATGATTGTAGGACGGAATGTCTTTTGTGGGCATCAGATACCCCCTAAAGTTGCTTGTGGGTCGCCTACTGCATCCTTCCCTACCATGAAGGCATGATGACGCGTAATCGGGTCCACCATCATCACCGTCCCTGCAGTCGGATGTTCGATGATCCGCTTCATGTCCCCGATGTGCTTCCGCTGCGCCCCCATTATCTTCGGCTCATACACCGCCATCCCCGTCGTCCGGCGTATCAACTGCCGCAGGCTTTCCCTCAACCGCACTTCTGGCCCTATCCGCTCCAATCTCACGCTCTCTCCCCCCTGTATCCTGTGTCCTGTATTCTGACCCCCATCCTACGCTACCTCCCCCTCATAAGTGGCCCTGGGCACGGCGCTCTCCCAGTTGGTCGTCATTCCTGTCAGCCGGTGGACAATTCCATCCACTTCCACCAATGCCCCCGGAGACACACCTGGGTAATACGGCCCCTCCCATGTCCGCTTGACGATGAACCTGTCAAACTTCTCGCCCAAGGTGCGACACACCCAGTTCACCGCCGCTTGTGTCGAAAGGCTTCCGTCAAGCCATATCAACAGCCGCCGTTCGCCATAAACATAGTATGGCGTTGAGGGATTGTCGAAACTGTCGTAGTCTATCCAGGAGCACCCCAGCACGGCCTCTTCCTCTGCTATCTGCCCCGCTGCCGCTTGTTCCCACTTCACTGGGTCAATCCCAAACACCCATATCTCGTTCCTGAATAGGCTATCGTCAACGCTCTTCGTGAGCTTGAAGTATGGGTAGCAATGCCCAGCCGCCCCTCCCGCATCGTTCGCAGCCTGTGTGGTGGAGAAGAAGTAGCCCGCGCTTGCGGTCAGGGCGGTCGGCCAGTAGTAGAAAATCCCTCCCTTACTGAACCCCATCTCCCAACCCGAAAAGGCATCGCGGATGTATTCCAGGAAGTCCGCCGCGCTCTGGCCGTCATCGGGTCGAAACAATGGGTCGCCGGTCGTATCCAGGCTGCTCGGTAGCACATACGGGTCCTCGGCGATATTCAGATATTCATCCGAAAAGCCGGCCCGGTGCAGCACATCCTTCACCGCATCCCCATGCTTCAATCCGTCATAGACCGTCCCGCTGTGCAGAATCGCCCTCTGCAATCTCCTCCACCGGTCAGGCACTCGCAATTCCACAAACTCCGCCTTCCCCATCTCCGTGCTGGGCATCTCCGTCTGCCCAACAAACACGCTCTGCCCATCTACCCACACCTGCACCGGCAGGTTGACCTGGTCGCGGTAGGTGTCCAGATTCGCCTCTTTGTTGTGGAGGTTGATGGTCAGTTCGCGCAGGGGATTGTCCTTCCGCTCGGTCAGTGTCATCCGCCGCGTCATCGAGGCGAAGTTATACGCCGACCCGGGAATGATCTGGTGTGTTGGCGCGAAGTCCACCTGCACCCCCCACACGTATGGCGTCCGCTTGCCATCCGGCGAGGGGGTCAACGTCAGTTCATACTTGTAATCCCGAATATCGCCATCCGCGAACGGCGTCCCATCCCCCTTTGTGCCAGCCACCGCAATCCCTACGTCAGGCGAAAGAACCGGCGTAATCCCTTCCAGTGTTGGCGCAAATGTGTAGGAGTCTCCCAGCGCATACACTGGGCTTGTTATCGTGCCAGAGACAAAACCGACCTGACTGAAAGCCCAATAAATCACCGAACCTTCACTGTCCAGAACAACCCTTGCCGGGAGCACCGCTTGGCCCGTCTCGGGGTCTAGGTCTGTCTCATGGTAAATCAAGGAACCCGATGGCGTCATTATCACCAAACTACCAGGAAACGGAAGCACCATAATATCCACACACAGATCCCGACTGGCCCCCCCTGGCATTATTCTATCGCTGCTGGCAACATAGACACCTCCGCCAGAATAATCATTCAAACCATTAGCCCATGTGGGTCCCGAATACCGAATGAGGCGGCCCGAAGTGTGTCCGACATCATGCGCTGGCGGCTGCAAAAGAAGGCCATATCTTCCACCAAACTTCACCAGAATGTAGGAGACGGTTTGGCTCATCGTCTGGCCTGGCCAGCAAAACAATCGCAGAGCAAATCCTTCTCCCTCGCCTAGAGAGAAGCGTGATGTTGCACCCCCATCCACTGGATCGCGTTTTGTGCCAATTCCGACCAGTGGGGTGGCAGACCTAGCGCGGTACTGAAACCAAAATAACTGGTTTGCCCAACTCCAAGATGTATCCCACCCAGGCGTGTCATCATCCGGGATCGATGATCCCGCACCATATCCACCTAGATACGAACCAGCTTCCCAAGGTGCAATCTCGAAGAGTGTTTCCCCCGCCTCCCAATCCCCAGCCAAACCGCGCCATCCCATGATTCCTGGTTCCAGCATCGCCAGCCCGGTGTTCGGCTCCAGATAGACCCCTGTCTTGGTCAGACTCCCCCATGACCCCTTCATTCCGTGCCAGGCCGATTGCCCGGGCAACGCCAACTGAACTTCCGCCACGTCCAATCCGATGACCGGCACGCTCATCCGCTCACCGCCGATTGCACACGCGCGGCCATGAGGCCGATGAAGAAACCAGTCCAAAAAGCCCGCCTTGCATTCGTTCTGGAATGGCAAGATGCACAAAGCGTGACCAGATTCCCAGCCGTGTTATTCTGCCTATCATAATCAATATGATGAACGATCTTGGCGGGCACTGCCCCGCAACATTGGCAAATAGAATTATCGCGTTTTCTGACCGCTCGCCTCATGGTCTCGTCGAACTCAGGCGGATAATAGATAAAAGACCGCCCTCCCTTCCACCTGGGATGGTTCGACTTATCTCTATATCTCACCTTGGCGATTTCACTCATTTTCCGTTTGGTCTCTTCCGACCGAGTTTGGCCCCGCAGGGCAGTGCTTCTCCTCCTGTTGGTTTCTTCAGAGGCAAACTTCCCAAAGTTGGGGTTCCCTGCGCCCTTATGACTTTCGCTTATCTTTGTCTTGGTTTCCTCGGAAAGGCGTTTGCCAAGATTGATTGGCTTGCCGAAATTCGGATTCCGTTCCCCCAGGAGCGCCCTCCCTATCTTCCGTTTATGCTCCTCAGAAAGTGGCGGTAGGCCAGTCTTGCCCTTGTTCCAGGGCATATTGCCTTTCAGGGTTGCCCGGATTTTCTCCCTCACTTCCAGAGGACGAGGTTTGCCCCTATGTGTTTCTCGCATCTTACTCCGCATTTCCTCAGTTGGATGCCAACCTATCTTTCCCATATTTCATCCGCTCCGGATACTAACCCTGCACCGCCTGCTGCACAAACTGAATTGCGAACTGGCCAGCATCATCTATCGTTTTCCCCACCAGTTCGGGACTCAACTCAATCTTGATCACCACAGCCTTCTTCGGTTGTGCCCAGGGTAGAACCCCTGTCGCTTTGAACGCCGCCAGCGGACTTATCGCCCGCTCAAACTCGCTCCCGCCCCCGATGACCTTGCGGGCCAGTTTGGAAAACAGATCATCGCCACCACCTGTCGCCCCTCCTTTCAGATACTTTTGGCGCATCTCCTCGGTCCGAATCTCTTCGGCACGGACGTTCTCCTGGGCTGCCATCGTTCGCCAATGCAGAGCCTGCCGATAACCGGCCTCGGCTGTCTTAATCGTCGCACCTCCTAAGTAGATCTCGCCCTGCTCCTTGGCCCAGGCCCTTACTGCCGCGTTGCCTGCCGCTGTACGTATCCCTATTTCTGCGAATGTGGCCTCCTGCTCGCGAGCCACCCGTAAAGCCTCACCGCGGTCGGCCAATTTCTTTAACTGTGCGCCGTATTCCCCGGCTCCAATCGTCCCTTGCATGACCTGGCGGAAGGCAGCCCCTGCCTCACGAGCCATCTTGAAAGCGGCCTGTGCCGTTTCTTCGATCTTCAGGCGGGCCTTCTCTATATTCTCGCGCCACTTCAAGAAACCAATCCCAACCGCCCCTACTCCGATTGCCAGCAGACCATAGGGGCCGAGGAAACCATAGATACTCGAAAGGATGCCAACAGTCGCTTTCCCTGCCGCTGGCGCTGCCTGCATACCCGGTAGAATCATCCCCATCTGGCTCATTGCCAAACTTGTTCGCCCAGGTCCACCTCCGATTGCGCGTTCAAACCCACTGATCCTCCCGGCCAGTGGGAACCCACTCAATTGTGATGCACGAGCCGCAATCGCGGCTTCTTGGGCAAGCCACCCGGCTTGCCCCGAGGCAACACCTGGAAGTCCGCGCCTACTGAATAAATGCAGTGGCTCATGCGCCGCGAATTTGCCTGCCGCCTTAGCCCTTGTCAGCAACCAATCCAATCCCGTCACCCTCATCAGTCCGGCCCCAAGACCGATGTTCCGTGAGGTTGCTGCACCCGCCGCCGCTATGCCTCCGATCCCCGTCGCCCCCGCAAGGCCCGCCTGCGCCCCCGTGGCCGCCCCCGTCGCCGCCGTCCATAACGTCATCTCTTGGAGCGCGATATGATAGGCAGCCCGCAGCGCGATGATCGTGCCAGTCAGAACCGCCGTGCTCCCAGCCAGCAACCCGGTCGCCCCAATCAACGCCTTCACCGGCCCAGGTAGCCACATGATGGCTTTCCCGAATGATTCCGCCACCCGCACAGCAGTCGTGAAGGCGGGCAACAACGGAGACATCAAACTCGCGGCCACTTGCTGCGTTACATCCCAGAAGTTCGACATGGCCCCCGCCAGCGTCTTCATCTGCAACCCGGCAGCCCCGCTATACTTCTCCATCACCCGCAGGATGACATTCAGCCTCTCCGCTGGCCCCATGTCGGTCTTGTAGCCGAACTGCTGGAGCACGGACAACGACAGTCCCAATCTGCGGAGCATCTCCACTCGACCACCCAGAAACGAGATGATCGCCATTGACATCCGGTGCGGGTCAATGTTCATCTCCGCCCCGCGAAACACGGTCGCCAGGTCAACCGCCCCCTGCATGAACGACTTTTGCGCAAGGGTAGCCATGCCTGTGATCTCGGCGTAGTTGGCGAATTCCGCCCCCGCCCGGATGACCTCTTTGGTGCTCCCAGGCATCCGCATACCGATGTCTATGGCATCCTCGAAGACCCGATTAGCCTCTCCCTGGTCCCGCGTAACTGCGTAGATCATGGCACGGTACTGCTCGAAATCAGAGGCTGCCTTGAGTGCCAGCACGCCGACACCCAAAATCGCCGCGCCAGTCATTACCATCTGCTGGGCATACCGCTGCTGCGCCATGTAGAGCATCATCTGTTGGTAGGCCATGCCCTTCGTAGCAGCCGCAGCGCTACCCATCCCAGAGACATAGGCAGGTACACCCTCAAGGGATAGCCAGGTCGTCAGTCTTTCTGTGTATGTCTTCCCCGCAGCCATCAGTGTGTCTCTCTAGCCTTCTCCGCCTCTTCTGAATGCACGCTGCTCGCTATGATTGCCCGGAACACCTGCGAACTCGCCACGTTCACCTCACAGGGCAGACGATGAAGCCGCTCCAGGCAGAACTCGTTCAGGACTCGCTCTTCAACTCCTTGAGGGTCTCGCCGAAAAAATCCCGCATCGCCTCAAGCGCCTTCTCGTTGGGAACTCCGAGCGCATGCGCCGCCTGAACTGCGTTCTCAATGACAGCCGCGCTCTGTTTCTCCAACCAGCCCCAATCCTTCAGCCGGTCGAATATCGGCTCCGCCTCCACGCCTGGGCCATCCCTGATGATATCCACAAAGGCTTCGAGGTTGAACTTGCCAAAATCCAACCGGCCATCACCGCGGGCCGCCGCCATCGTCCAATCGGCCTTCTGTTTCATGGTCGGCTCATGTGCCCAGGCATATTTCCCATTCCACAAGGGCACCAGCACCGATTGAACTTTCACCGCTTTAATATCCTCCCGGGTGAATATCTCCCACTTGGGCTCCTCAGCCACTTCCTTGATCTCCTCCATGTTTTCTGTTCCCTCGGTCATTTGATTTTCCTCCTATAATCAAAAGGGCGAAAGCCCGGATTTGCCACCCCAGCCCCCGCCCCCCAGAGCCATCGCCCCGAACTGCTCTTCAGGCTATCTCAATCGGTTCCTCCAACATGGGCGCAGGTTTCTCGATGGCCTTCTCTTTGTTTTTGCGAACTGCCTCTTGTCCCTGTAACTCCTCGGGTGTCGCCTGCTCTATGTCTTGGTGTTTCAATGCGGCATCGAAAGTCCTGGTCGTGGGAAGTTCTGCAACCTCACCAGGTTTGATGACAACACCTTCCACGTTCACCGTCTTGTGGCCCGTGTTCTTAATCCAACCCGGTTTCACTATGTCAGATGGACGCAATGGCGGGGCCACACGCGCAGCAACTGTCTGCACGGCCATTCCAGCGCCATATCCCCCACTGGCTGCAATCTTGGCACCATAAGGGTTGACCGAAGGCGAGTCCACGCTCCCTTTGTAGGTAGATCCTCTCACTCCCGATATTGGTCCTTGTCTCATAAGGCTATCACCCTATCCGGTTCGGCATAGACGATTACGTCATCCCCAGCGGTTCCGCCCGAAGCCGTTGCCACTGCCGTCACATCACGGTACAGCCGATAGACGTCTGCGTTGTCGTAGTAACTGTGCTTCAAGGCAGCGGTCAGCGTGATGCTCACCCCCGCCGACACGCTGAGGATCGTGCCCTTCTCCGTCCATCCCACGCCCGCGCCCGTCTGTCGGTAGATCATCGCCCCCTGCGCGAGCGTGTAAGTGTTGACCAGATTCGTTGTGCAGGTGATTACGTCCGTCTCGTAGTTGATCCGCAGGATGGTCAGGTTTTCGGTTGCGGCAGAATCCCGAATCGTGATCGTGTCCCCAGGAATGTAGGCATCCGCTTCCGCAACGGTGATGTCCGCCTGCGCCGAGGCCGCCTCTGCCGCTACCTTGACCCCATATTCGTTGTCCACGATCAAAACTTCCTGCCCAGCGGCATATCCGGTCGTGGAACTCATCAACACAACCGCCTGCCCCTCCAGACTACGACCCGTTACTCCAAGACCGCTGACAGCAACCTGGTCACCTTCGAGCAAGCCGTTCGTCATACTCACTGCCACATCCTCGACCCCATAGACCGCAACCCCCGAAGAGTGCGCCACGTTAGCCGTGCCGTTCGCTCCCCGCGTGCAACCCGTCAGCGTGTCCCCTGTCTTGCCGGTGTAGTCAATCTGCTCCGACTCGATCTGGATGCACCCGCTGGACGGGAAACTGGTCGCGCTGCTCAACGCAATGCTGGTGATGACATCTGTGATGGCCGCGGACAGTGTGCTCGCAGGTTCGCCCAACACCCCCGTTACGGTGAGAACCCAGGGGGCGCCGCCACCTATCCCGCCAGGCCCGACCTCACAGACCACCCGCGCCGCTTCGACTGCCGCATCAAGATTGCTGCCCGCCGCGAATGACCCGCCAAAAGCAAAGGTTCCCAGGGACACCTCATCATCAAACTGCCACTTTGCAGGTAGCGCATACGAGGAGGCCACCGCTGCCAACTTGCGATGCCAGCGCGTCCCTCGTGTTGCCAGCGCAGCCGCCAGACTCGCATATCCTGTCCCACCGATCTCGGAGTAATGCTGTTGGAGCCTAGTCAGCAGCGTCCCCATACTCGTCGGCATAGCGCCAGCCGTTATGTCATCATCCAAAAGTTTCGCGACGTTGCCAGCAGACAACCCGATGAAGTATTTCTCCACCTGGTTGTCGTTTGATAGACTGGCCCGGGTCTCAAAGTCGGTTCCGCCAGGAGCATCCCGGTCGTCAATCAGTTTCGCCAAGCGGTCGGCAATCCCCATCTGTCTGTAATCGCTTATGATTGGCATTTGTCGTCACCTCCCTTAGATGTTTGGCGCAGGTATAATCGTTGGGTCTTCCGCCAAGACAAAACTGACATTCTCGTTGGTTGCACCGTCAGGATTGGAGAATGTCGAGTTATCGAAAAACATGTTGGCTTCAAAGAAGATAGGTGTGCCGAGACCAAAGCTCAGTTGAACCAGGAAAGGCCCATAAGCGTATGCCAAGACGCCCTGCAATATCGCGAAGTTGTTGGAGACAAACTTGCGCACCGTAACCTTACAATCTCTATCGAGACCTGCTCGGTGTGTATAGAAATCCTCAAGTGCTGTGACGTCTGCCTGGCGTTCAGTGAGCGTCAATTCCCAATCCTGAAGATCACCGAAAGTGTATCCGCCGATATTAACAACTCCATGTTTCCCGGTCCATCTCATTCTTCACCACCACCTAAGTTGTCTGAAAAAGATGTCGTATCTGAATCTGCACTGGCCCCACAAGTCCACCAGCCTTCTTGAACTTCTCTTCGGCAATCAATCGCCAATGGTCGGTGCGGTCGCCATGCTTCCACTTCTTTCCCTGCTCATGGAGGGATTCTGGCATCCGATGGCGCACAATCCCATGCCTTGCGTCATTGACGATCTTCCGCACATAGGGCGATTCCTCTTCCGGCGGCATTTCCTTCTCTAGAAGTTTGCCCGTCCTGTCCCACAATGGTCTGCCAGACTTACTCAGAGGCACTGGATTGGCATAGACAGCCCCGCCGACACCGCCCATCTCTAGGGCGGCCAGACAGAAGCCGTAATACTTCGCCGCCGCCTCATCCAATGCCTTCTTCGCTGCCGCTGGTATCCTCGCCGCCCGCTTCTGAAACTTCTCAGTCAGGGCACCAGCCCCGCCCATCCGCTCAGAACGACTGCCATGTCTGCGAAGGTAACCAGCGCCATGCGGCCCGATATTCATTACGCCCCCACCTCCACCAGCGCCCCCCGCGCAATCAGAATCGGCATGTTGCCCCTGCCGGAATCAGCCACCGCAAAGTCAGCGGACAATTCGTTGTAGCGTTGAAAATACCAATCCCGCTGCGCAGCGATCCGGTCGCCGTCAACCAACTCGCTTGGGAGCACTTCCGCATCCCAGGCAGCGATGATATTCGTCATCGTGTTGAACAGTTTGCCCGTTGCCAGACATGTCTCGGCAGTCGTCAGCACAATCAGGTCCTCAGCGTCGGTCGTCCCATAGTTGGTGTCCCCAACCCTGCGTTTCAATTCGCCGGCAGCCTCGACAACTCGTGCCGCCACAAGCGCCTCGAACTCCCCCTGTGTCCGCGCCAATGCCTGGGTGAGAGGGAACTGCTCTTTGCACAGGGCGGCTTCCGAAATCACTACGGCTGCCGTTGTCAGTGCCACTACGCGCCTGCCCCCACGACAATCCAGTCCACGTTCTCAATACTGGCCGCGGTCGTTACCCGTATCCCGAAGCCGGAATTGAGCAAGCCCTGTTGGGACACCTGCATCGCCCCGGGCGAAGTTCCGCCCCTGGTATGCAGACTCGTCAGGAAGACATGGTAGTTTGCATCACCCATCGCCTCGAGGCCGGCAGATGCTCTGCCAATCGCCCCTTCGGTGTTGGTGAAACCGAGGTCGGCGTTTGCCGCGCCGTTCCCCATTACAAGAGTCGAAGTCGCGCCAGTCGTTTTTGATGCCAACCGCACATAGTTTCCATCCGCCTCGGCATCCCAATGGCCAGCCACTTGCTGAAGGTTGATCTCGGCGATGATCTCCGCCAGACTCGCTGCCGCTACGTTGGCTGCCCAGCCAGTGCCGGCGACATATGCCACCGACCCTGCCTGGCAATCAATCATCCGCAGGAAATCTGTCGCCCCAGCGGTCAGTAGCACAGCGGAACCGCTGCCGAGTTGCGTCGAAGTGAAGATGATCTTGTTCCCCGCAACGGTAATCCCAACGCCGGTGAAGCCTGCGCCGGTCAGCGCTGTTTCGATTGCCGTATCAACTGCCGCAAGCGAAACATGGTTCCCCGCCGCAACTGTGCATAGTGTCCCTGCCCCGCCGTTCTTGGCAATCGTGAAAGTATCATTGGCGCCCGTGATGGTGTTGGACACAACGGCCACGTCTGCCGTATAAGTCGCCGCCGCCGCGTCATCCGCCGTGAACCCGAGCGTAGCGCTTATCTCGTCTCCATCCGCCGTTGTCCAGGGGATCGCGAAGGTCATGTCCGCAGTAATGGTGAACTTGTTCGTTGCCTCTACATAGTCGCACCCATAAATCCCGTTCAAGGTGGCATTGTTTGTGAGCGCGGTGGCGATCGCGGCAGCAAGGGCATTCCCTGTCGCATAGAATCCCGCTAGCACCACAACGTCAACTGGCCCGGCAGTATCCTCGACGAGTGGCAATGTGTCATTGTCGCCGAGAACGATCAGGAACCGCCCCGTGTTCAATGCGGCTCCGCTCGTCGCCGTGCCCGCCGCCCCAGCGCCGAAGGTGACTGTCTCGTTACCGAAGGCGTCGGCATTGGCGATAATCGTGTCAGCCCCGCCACCCAGGTCTTTCCCGCCGGAGCAATCGGCAGTGCCGTAGATTTTCGACCGCGACGCGCTTGCGAAACCGATCCATGTGGTCAACTGCCCGCCTAATGCCGTCCGCCCGTGTAATAGAATCTGGTCAGCAACAAACCCCCGCAGACCTTTCTCCGTGTCGAAATCAGTCGCCGGAGTGCTGAACGCACCGGTGCCGTCCAAGAACTTCCCAGCCCCAGGGGTGGTTCCCAAATTGGCCACCGGTAGGATGCCCGCCCCAGCAGGGACGCTGGCCAATTCCGTCAGGGCTGCCCCCGAAACCTTGCTTGCGGTTACTATCTGGGTCAGTTTGCTGTCCGGGATACTGCCTGCCAATTTTGTTGCCGCGATGCTGCCTGCCAACTGTGCGTTCGTTATGGCCGCCGCCGCAGCCATCTCCGCAGTCGTGAGTTTGTTCCCGTCAGCCTCCGCGGTTAGTTTCGTCTTGATTGCGCCGTTTGCCAGCTTCGCCCCAGGGATCGTAGCATCGCCAATCGCCTGCACGATTTGAGTCAGAAATGTATAGACGCCCATCTATCTCACCCGCCTTTATCCTCGGCCACTTTTGCCATTTTGTCGTTCCCGTCTTTCGCCTTTTTCCGCTGTTCGGTCAGGAACTCGCCGACCGGAATCTCTTCGGCGAGCCCCTGCCGTATCATGTCGCGCCAGAACGCGCTGTCTGCCACCTGTTGGGGCGTCTCATCAACCTGCGCCCCTCCAGGTTCAGACAGAGTGGATCGAATTGCTCTGATCCGTATCTGGCCCACTGCCTTAATGCGTTACATCAATCGCCTGGAACGCGGCGTCGTGGAGCTTGGCGAAGCCGGTCCACTTTGTAACTGCCGTCCGCTCCAACTGCCGGTCAATGAGACGGTCAACCTCGGTCGTCACTTCCTGCTCGGTGATCTGCTCGAGCCCGAAGCGTCTGTCCACCCCGAGCACGTAATCGGTTGGCAGGACTGCGGTGGAACTCCACTGAACAAGGCTCGCCCCCAGCGGCGATACCAATTCGCCCGTGCGCTGGAAGGAGAATCCTGCATCCGGGTCCTTGAACTCGTTCATGTTCAGTAGCATCCGCAGAAGAGCATCGCCGACAACGATGGTGTTAAGTTTGTAGCCGTTGGCGAACGCGATCCAGAGGCGCACCAACTCGTCGTAATCGAGAGTGCCCGAAACCTCGGAGTCGATGTCCACCAGCGCGTTGCTGTTGCCGTCGCCGTTGATGATGGTGGCAATCGCCCAATCGGACTCGTCAAGGCCGATCTGTGCCCCTAGCCGCTGCAAGAAAACCGAGACCACGTTGATGCGTTGCAGGCGGAGGGCCTCGTAGGAAGCCTCAAGCATCCGCCCGAACTTGACGAGATTCACTGCATGGTCGGCAGGAGTGAGGCTCGTAGTCGGTATGACTGCGCCCTCTCCCATGATGTGCATCTGCCGCTGCGCTTCCGACTCGGCCATCTTGAGTTTCTTGTAGGTATGGGAGTCTATGTTGGTGGTCGTGGCGACAAGGCTTGGCAGAATACTGGCAGCCATCATGCCTGCATGGACTTGGGCCGCAACGTAGTCAGGGAAGAGCACCGTCGAGGAGGTTGTGGCGAAGAACTTCTGCAGGATATCCGCACTTGGCCCCTTCACCTGGATGTCGTGGGCCGCCAACTGTCGCTCAACGGCAGTCAATTTGCTCAGTGGCCCATCCCCATATTCTTCGCTTGGGTCCATTCCCTCCAGAAGTTGCCCGAAGGTCTGACCCTTGTTGCAGGCCTCCTGGTACATTTCCTTTTCGAGTTTCAGTTTTTTGATGTTCATCTCACACCCCACTACCACGCGATGTCGGCGTAACCCGACACGATGTTGATCGCCACAACGGTTCCGATTCCACCGGCATCGGTGTCCACCTTGCCGGCCCCAGCTGTCCTGTCGGCGCTCACCGCGTCGCCAAGCGCCACCGTATCGTGCAGGAGGCGCGCAATGGAGCCTGGCACAAACCGTTCAATGGTTAGGGTCATGCCATCTTTGCCTACGGCTGTCACTTTGCCGTTGGGCAATTCCCCATCCGCGCACTCGTCCACGTTGTAATTCGCGGCGGTATCAAAAATCACCAGGTCGCCTACTGCCGCATCCGTCCAGGTGGACTTTGCGCTCACACTCATCGTCGGGCCGGATACTGGCCCGCCACTCAAAACTCTGCTTGCCATCTCACATCACCTCAACTCAGTTGATAAGCCCGCAGGTCTTTTGCGGGCTGCTTCTTCGGATCCGCCGTCGGAACTATGCCAGGCGGGGGGAACCTCTCATCCACCTTCTTGCTCATGTCCTCGGATATTTTCAGCAGGCGTTCGGCGGGCAGACCATTCAAGGTCGCTGCGTCATAGAGGCTCTCCAATCCGAGAACCGTCAGTTTGCCAATAATCTCGGCGATCAGTCTGCCCCGTAGCACTTCCGCTTCCGCAGCGGCACTCTTGAACTTGCCCACTTCCTCAGTGGCAGTTTTCAGTTGGGCCTCCAACTCGCCGACCTTGCCCTCTAGTTCCTCAATCTTTTCCACATCCTCACCGTCCTTATTATCGCACACCGATTTCACGGTCGCCCATACGTCATCAAAGCGCTTACGCAGCGTATTTTGAGTATAGACTCCCCACTCTGGCGGTGTCTCGCCGAACTCACGATATTGAGCGGCCAACTCGTCATACACTGACTGTGGCCCCCGAACTCCACTCCGGGCCCCCAATACCCCCGCCATCGCCACTCGCATAGAGTCCCTAAATGCCTTCCCAACCTCAGGATGCTCGCGCATCCATGCTTTCGCCTTCTCTATCGTCCATTTTGGCTTCTCGAACAACAGCGACTGAACCTTCGTGCCGCCATCCGGATCGCTCTTGACTGGACCGACCCTGGCCTGGATGCGGTCTTTCGCAGATAACCACATAGAGCGGAGCCGCACAAAAGAATCCGGTGGCTTCAACTGGTGGTGCACCCAGTCATCAGTCTCTTCCCAGATTTTCTCGCCGTAGTCGTTGACCCCCTGTTCAGTCTCGCGGTAGGCGACCTTGACGAACTGCGCTCCGGTCTGCGAACCGAGGAAAACAAGACTGCCTTCAAGGGCTTCTGCCTTCCCCTCCCAAGTGCCAGTCGCCACCTTGCCATCGTATTCTTTGCCAGGGTAGTGCTCGCAGATTGTCTCGCGCATGTTCGCGCCGCAGATGTCGCATAGCAACTTTTCGGCCTTAAAGCCGATGCTGACGGAGTGGTAAATGCCAGCATCTATATTCGCCTCGATGCCATTGCCACCGCGCAGTCCGTAAATATAGGCTTCTAGGCGCCTCTCGCCCGCCTTGTTACCCTTGACTGCCGCTTTGAAGTAACGGGCAATGCCAGCGGTATCATGCGCGTGGCCTACCAGAAAGGATTTCCCAGGCAATGTCTCCGCGAATTGACGCAACACCCCAGGGGAAAATCGCTCGTAATCCCGATCCAGTGCGTCTCCTGCCAGTACCATCCTTCGCGCCCAAATCTCTTCGGAGGATAGAGACTTCAATGCGAACTTGTTGACCTCGGCCAGAACCTCGTCATCTATGGAGACGCCCTTCCACTCAGGAACGTCGAATGTCTTGACCAGTTTGTCTTCCATATCGCACCTTGATTATACCACCACCATCGTCCGCAAAGTCCTCGAGCATTGCCTTTCCATTGTCTCCATCACCTCCGCCAAACGGCAGGGCCGATGCACTTTCAGGTATGGGTTTCACTACCGCAACCGTCTGAAGGTCGTGATAGACCGCCTGCGCTGCCTCAATCTGGGTCTTCCATCCCTGTCTCCACGCCTCGATCTCGGTCTTCTGGGTGATGGCCTGCGCTTGCGCCTCCATCATGTCCGCCTGGGCGCTGACCGTCCGGTCGGTCAGATTGACCTTATCCCATTCCAGGCCCCACGTTCCACCTATGCCCGCCAATGCCAGCTCCATGTTGCCCAGATTGGTCATGTCGGGGTCCAGTTCCGTTCGCCAGCCCATGATCAGGTCGGTGGCATGTATCGCCTGCTCGCTCCCCAATCGTTCGCTCGCCGACCAGGACAGCCCCAACCAGGCGGGGGGCAATCCCGTCACCATCACCATCTGCTCCATCAAGGCCCGGTGGGGAACCTGAAACTGGAGGTTCTGGCCTTCCGCCCCGATGATGCTCACCGTTGTTTTCCCCATCGAGAAAAAGTCGTTGATGCTCTCCATATCCCTTCGCGCTTCGGCTGTCGCCGTGAATTGGGCGGCAGTCTCCTCCAGCCTTGCCAAACGTTCGGGCTCGCCCAACGAGAAGTCCTCCGGCTCTTCGATGTTCACATTGTACCGGGGTATCCCGAAGCGTTGCCAGGTCTGCCCCAAACTCCACGCCATGTTGAGCCAAATATCCGCCACAAATGGCAGGCTCGCCAACAGGCTACTCCCATGCGGATACTTCACCCTGGGCCGATTGACGGAGTAGAAGAGGAGTTCGGAGGGCACCAGCACACCCTCCATGTTATCCGCCTGACGTTGCCGGATTTCCACCTTCCCATCAGCGGCCGGCTTCAGGAGCACCGTTTCAACTGGTATTGGCTTCAGGCCATAAACTCCAGTCCTCGCATTTGTCAGCACGATCTCCGCCGCCGACTTCCCATACATCAATAGGGTGTCCAAGTGAAGCCGCATGAAGTTGTCTAGTCCCACCTGGTTGTAACCGAGCACCCGAAGCGAGGAGAAGAACTGGTTGAGGTGATCCACCACCTTCTTGTCGCCCACGATCTTCGGGGTCCCCACCAGCCTGACCAGATGGCTGATCGCGGCGTCTATCAACGGTATGCCTTCCCGTAGGGCGTCGTACAGGGCAAAATCAACTCGTGGCGCCTGGGCAATGCTGGACAAGGTCGTGAGTTGGCCGGGTGTCTCCCAGATGTGCCTCGTCCGCTGTGCCGCAGGCGAAAGTGTTTCTGCCTGCTTCTTCCGCCAAAACTTCAGTTTCATGCCAGCCTCCGTGTTTTGCTCATCGTGATCGCCCTTCTGCCGGGCTTTCGGATCGCCCCAGCCGCCAGCATCAGGGCCACCACACAGTCGTCCGTTTTCCCCTCCGGCGCATGGTATGCGATGCCTCCCCCCGGCAAGGTCTCGCTCCCGTAATCCTTGAGTTCCGTCAGAAGCTCCGCTATCGGGGGGAAGTGAATCTGCTCCTGCTCCATCAAAAGAGATAGGTTGGTGACATATTCCGCCTTGTTTTGGTTGGTGAATACATGCCCTCGTATCCTCGGCCACTGCGCCCGAATCTGCTCGACTATCGGCTCCCCCAACCCAGTAGCGTCGGCTTCGATGAGGGCATTATACTTCCGCGCCAGGTTCGCCACCCTGGTCACCATGCTCGGCCAGGGCACACGCCCGAATCGGTCGAAGGCCACCACACTTCGTTTCGGAATGTCCACCACGCAGCACACCGTGAAGTCGTTGCTCTTGGCTATGTCCAGCCCCAGCACGCATTGCCCCATCGCCGGCGGCATCAGTTTCCCATCCGCACATGCCATTATACCCCTGAACACCTGCCCCATGTCCTCCATGAACATCGCCGCGATCTCCTGCTGTGTGGATTTGTCATCGAGTTCCTTGACCACCTCATCCAACTCAATTCGGTTCAGATAAGGATTGATGCTCGAAGCCGATTGCCAACTCTCGTGAGTCTGCATCCGGACATTCGCCCTGTCGTTTCCCTTCACCCATTGGTCGTAGAACCAGTTCATCCCCTTCGGCGTGGAGATCAGGAGTATCCGCCCCTCCCTGTCCATCACCGCCGGCCTCATCGCCACCCAAGCATCCCTCGATACCCGCGCCGCCTCGTCCACTACCAGAAAGTCAAGCCCCGCGCCCCGCAACTGCTTCTCGTCATCCGCGCTCTTCCACTCGACCATGCTCCCGTCCACAAACTCGACTCGGTGATGCTCTTTACTGATCGAGGCCATGATCTCCGGAGGGATCAACTCGTGAAACTGGTTCCAGGTCTCGTAGGACAGACTGAAGGTCGGCGCTACACACCATGCCCGAAAGGGCGGCTCACTCCTTATGGCCATCCGCCGCCCATGCTCCCGCATCAATTCGCAAACCGCCAGCCGCGTCTTCCCCCAACGCCGCCCAGCCGCAATCACCCGCGTCCGCGCCCCACTCGCAGTTACCAATGCCTGCCCAGGGTGATCCTGGTGCCTAATCGTCAGTGTCGGTGCCGCTGTCATCCTCGCCCACCGGTAATGCCCTCGTCTCCCCGCCTACCTGTACCGCTACCCGCCGCCCATCCGCCGCCTCAAACCCCACTGTTATCTGCTGCCTCGGCGCCTTGATCCGCTGCATCCTCACCCTCTCGAGGTTCCCCCACTGCCTCAGCCCCTCATTCACCACCATCGCCTTTACCTTCGGCTCTGCCTCCGGGTCATCTAATATCTTCTTCGCCTCCCGAAATACCGACCCGAATATCTCCTGCGCTAACCTCTCCCATCCGTCCTTCAGTAATCCCTGGAACCGCTCGTCCTTTAACCATTTGTGTATCGCTGTTTCGCTGATCCCTATCGCCTTCGCCGTCTGCACAAGCGAACTGCCAGTCAGAATCAGTTGCACAGCCGTCAACTTCCGCTCCATCCCCTCCTCGTAGGGCCTCCTCGGATGCCGCGCCACCAACCGCTGCTCTTCTACCGTCTTTGACCTCGTTCCTCTCATCCCCCCCAGTATATCATGCCGTCGCCTCATACAAGACTTGACAATCCCTCGCGAGTAACCTAGAATGACTTCGGGCAATGGGAAGGATGCCTGGATCGTCCAACCCTAGCCCCACATTCTATCCAGGAGAATGAGATGCCAGAAGAAATCTGCCAGGAGTGCGCCGAGTCCTTTACTCCTTCCCCCAGGGCTAATCGGCGAGGAGGAGGTTGGTTCTGTTCCCTGATCTGTTCCGGCAGGCACTGGGGGCGTCAATCTCCCAGGCCCCCCAGACACCGCTCTAAACGAATCTGCGAATCCTGCGGCAAGGAGTTCGAGACCAGACCGTTTGAAGTGAAAAGGGGAGGTGGGCGGTTCTGCTCACACGATTGCGCTTGGATGTTTGGGTGGACACGCCCCGTAAAGGAGCAAACCTGCCTCGCCTGCGGAATCACGTTCAAGACCTCGACGCCTAGTAGCCAACGGTTCTGTTCGGATTACTGTCGCACCTCCTATTCGCCGCCGAAACGTCCCAGACAGGACGGACAAGTCGAGACAACATGTGAACATTGTGGCAGAAGATTCAGGGTCGAACCATCCTTTCTGAAGCGTGGACACGGTCGGTTTTGTTCTGCGGCTTGCTGCGGCGCCCATCGAGACACACGGGTCTTGGTGAACTGTGATTTTTGTGGAACCGGCTTCAGAACCCGCCCTAAACGCCCACAACGGTTTTGCTCGAAGCAGTGCCAGTCCAAAGGTTCTCGTGGAGGCAATAATCCGACCTGGATGGGCGGTATCTCCTTTGAGCCTTATGGCCTGGAGTTCGATGATAGTTTGAGGGAACAGATTCGGCGTCGGGATAACTATACTTGCCAGATATGTGGATTTACGCAGAACGGCAGGGCGCATTCCGTCCACCACATCAACTATCACAAGAAGGATAATCGCCCTGAAAATCTCGTTACCCTTTGTGTGCAGTGTCATGGTAAGACCACAACGGAAAGAGGTCGGTGGGTCTGGCACTTCACTGTGGCACCTCAATTTACTTCTCGGGTTATCTGACCCATTCATACGGCTCCCGCACGCGAACGCAGCATCTGACCACCTCGTCTTACTCTAGCGAACAACCGTTTGCCGCAAGGGGGGTGGAGGCCTGCCCTGCCTTCCCCCGGCTGCGCGACAGGTTACGTAAACCCGATATACCGCAAGCCATCCATACCCCCCTGGTGGCTCCCCCTCCACGCCCCGATCTCCCCACCTGTGCACTTTGCTGACAAGATTCTGTGCATCCTGCCCAACCTAGGACTCCCTCCAGTCCGCCGATGGTGGCACGTTACAGTCCATAGTTCCATCCCTTCACATCCACCCCTAGGGTTCCACCAGACGCAGTTGTAGTGCCCTAGTGCGCATGTTCAATGGCACGCGGTACTACACCCCTCTATCCCCTCTTCACCCTTACTTCCCATACCCTTAATGTGTACCACTACAAGGCTCTTCATATACCCCCCGAGTACTTCTCTTGGTTAGGGGGGGAATGAACCCAGGCTTCTCTCGGTATATGCACTGACGTTAGGTACATGACTGGAGGGACCCGTTACCCCTCCCTACCCTCCCCTAGGGGTAGAGCGTGGCCGGCGGCGATCGTGGCGTGCGGCGGAAGGGGATTGTAGGGATCAGTGGTATTTCGGGATGCGCTGGAGGGGTCGGTTTCTGCAAACGTGTATCAAACGGGTTTTGGAGTTGCCCAACTATTATGTCAAGTTGGGGAGGGCACGGGGTCGCACTGCCAGCGGGTTTCGTGGGTTTGGTGGCAGATTGTTATGTCAAGAAACTGGCGCTTGACAGGCATTGCGACTGGCGGTATAGTACTGGTTACCATACGGGGCCTAGCCCCGGCAGACACGAAACAGGAGATGAGAAGAAATGGTGCACCGATATACAGTTTGCTGGCGGGTATGGACTATCGAACGCCTCTGGCACTACGGCCAGTTCTGGGTTGACGCCACGAGCAAGTTGCATGCCCAGCGCAAGGTCGAACGGATGTTCGCCGTCGAGGTCGTATGTATCTACTAGCCTCGGGTCCCTGGGCAGTTGCAAGGCTGCCCAGCCCCCGGGATTAGACCCCCGGCAAACTAACAAGGGAGACGAAAAGACAATGGCGGCAACCTTGAAACGAATCGCTATTCGGCGGCAGTTGCGTAAACTAGCCCGGCGTGACCCGCGCGTACGGTTTGACTGCCCAGAGGCATTGAACGACCTGGGTTTGAACCAGCTCCGGGCAATTCGGCAGCAGATTTTCACGTATCTCGGCGTTCTCTCGAAACCCCGGGCCTAGAACCCCGGCAATCGAATCGCAGGAGATGGTAACGAATGCGGATAAACTTTGGACGAGACACGGCGCGAGAGCTACAGGAGGGCATTCGGCGACGGCAGGAGTGCCCAGATACTGGCCCAGATACTGGCCCAGCAGCGGACGGCCCGAACATTGGGTATGAGGAGGCAGACGTAGGCCCAGATGTGGAGGACATGCAGGCCGAAATTCGCGCGGCTCGCGGCGGCCGCGGCGCATATCGGCGATTTCTCGGATACTGACGTAGGCTGATACCTGGGCATTCATCGGCCTAGCCTAGCCCCGGGTCCCTGCCCTCTACCCGGAGGGCAGCCCCCGGGCCTAGACCCGGCAATCGGAAACAAGGAGAGTGAACGGGATGACTAACGAACGGTATGAACAGGCTATCGCCACATTGGCGCGGCGGCGGAAACGACAAGCCATGCATGAACGGGTCCGTTTCGCCCGTCAATCCAATCCTCCCACCGACACTGATCTCGCAATTCGGAGAGAGTTCCTTGAGGAGGATGGCGCCTTGATGTTGGCGATACGGATATTGGGCGAACAAATTGAGATATAACCAACCTACGGGCGGGGCCGGGGGCGCAAGCGGGCGGCAAAGGGAGAGTGAAAACATGACCAAAGAGGAAATCTACCAGTTCTTCGTTAACCAGTACATCCAAAGCGGCCCAATCTATTCCGGCTCCATCCCATTGAATCACCATCTCTTCTATAACAACAAAGCCGCCTTCGATTCTCTGCTGGAACTGTGGGACGCGGGCATGGTGGTCAGGCGAGACTGCGAGGCTATGGTCCTAGAACTCCCTGCACTGGTGCGAGCGGAACTGATCAACAACCACAACCTGGCGGAACGGTGGCAAGCAAGCCACGCATGTTTCTATCCCAACGACCCTCTTTACGGTGAAGTGGCCGAGGTAAGGCGGGCGGCAAAGGGAGAGTGAAGAGAATGGCATATAATGCCAACATCAAGAAAGTTGCTCGATTGATCGTTTCGGGGCGCGACCGCCCCGACCGTGAAATCCAGAAACGGCTCGTACGCCAAGTTGCCCTAGATTTAGGCGTTACCGACCACACCCAGATCAAGGGACAGTTGATATGCTGGGGCCATTCGATTGAAAGCGCGCGTGAACTTATACTCACCATTTGGCCAGATTATTAGCCAACCTACGGGCGGGGCCGGGGGCGCAAGCGGGCGGCAAAGGGAGAGTAACATGGCAGCAAAAGACTTTGACTTGTTCGGAGGCGATCCGGAGACGGGCCGCGAATGTATCATAGGTGAACGCGTCAGGATAGCCTGCCGCAGGAACGGAACCATCCTACAGCAACTGGGAGATCGCATGTATCGTATCCTGGAGGAACCATGTCAGTGGCTACCACTGGTTAACCGTGATGGAGACAACCACATCATCATAGCACACGATTGTTGGCTGCGACAGGTTTGGCACTAACCGGCGGCAAAGGGAGAGTGAAAGCATGACACCACAACTTCTTGAGATCGAGGTGGGGAGGATAGACCCCTCCCCCCATCAACCCCGGCAATACTTCGGGGAGGAGGCCCTAACTGAACTCGCGCAGTCCATAGGGCAAAACGGCCTGCTCCAACCATTGACCGTCCGGCAGGTAAACGGGCGGTATGAGTTGGTGGCAGGCGAACGGCGGCTGAGGGCCGTCAAGCGACTCAACTGGGCGAAGGTTCCGGCCCTGGTGGAGACAATGGACGAGGGGCAGGCCCACCTACTGACCGTCATTGAGAACCTTCAACGCGCGGATCTGACGCCCCTCGAGGAAGCGAATGGCTTTCTTGAGTTCCGGCGGCGGGGCGCGACTGAGGAATCTATTGCCAACAAGATCGGGAAGTCGCTGCCCTACGTTCAACTGCGTCTGGCGATCTTGAACCTTCACCCTAACCTTCAACAAGGCATAGACAAGGGGGCCCTACCGGTCGGCTTTGTGAACTGTCTCCGGGGAGTCGCGCCTGTCCACCACTTCAAACTGGCCGACATCTACGCCAGAACCCGCCGCCTCGAGACGGTAGAAGCAACCGCCCAACCTTTGAGGAACCTAGCGGCGGCCAACCCGCTTTTCGGGGAAGGGCAACTGCCAACGCCCAAGAATGGCGTGAGCAAGGGCAACGGGCAGAAACTGGATAAGGTCATCAAACACCTGGAGGAGATCGCGGCAACCGTCTGGGATAACAACCAGCAGTCGTTTCACGAGGAACTGTGGCAAGGGGAGGTCGGGATCACTATTCGGAAAATGGAGTTGGCGCGGGAAAACCTAACCAACCTCATCCGTGAGGCAAGAAAGCACTTTGAGGGATAGGAGGATACGATGACCAGAGCAGAAGCAAGGCTAGGCGCACAAGTCCTGAGTGAGTTGGGATGCGAGGTAGAAGTTCACAGTCCAACGTCTCCGGTGGGGAATGGTTACTGGAGAATCAGCATGACGATGAGCAACCTTTTCAATCCCAGCAATCCGCCCTGGGTGATGCTCGTGTGGGAAGAGGTCTTGGTGGGGGTTCGCTCAACTCAGCGGCAATGGTAGAGGAGGACAAAGAGGTGAACCATGTATCAAGTTGACCCGAAAGTTCACAAGCGCACTTGCCTGGAGGGGATTATTGGATGGGATGCGATAATCCGGGCTTGTAGGCAAGGCCGAAGTTACCCCGGATGCTACGGCACAACCCGGAAGGGGCTCAAGCGCCTACGGCGTTACTGGGTGAAGCGTTACCAACAGGCGGTGATGGCGAATGGGCGATAGACGAACCTGGGAGTTCTGGCAGGCAATCTGGTGGAAACGGCTTTGCCGCCGCTATCCGAATGTGCGGATGGCGCGGATACAACTTTACTGTCTGGCCGGAGAACTGGCGGCGCGACACCTGGCAAGGAAAAGGGAAGGATAGACGATGAGCAAAGGAGAGAAACGCATAATCCAGCGGCGGCTCGACCTGATCCGCTGGACGTTTGAGATTGAAGACGTGGGAACCTATATCAACGTGAGGTGGCAGGGAGGCCCCAGCATTGAGCAAGTGCGCGGCCTGCTGGGGCAGAAAACCGAGGCCGGACGGCCCTTTGTGTTGGGGCGTAGTAACAACGGGGAGGGGGTGAACCATGTCCAACAACCTTGACGAGGAACTGAAGCGCATCATGCTGGCGCGGCAAGCGCAAGCCTCAGCGGGGATAACCGGCTGCTTCGGACTTATCCTGATCCTGGCGGCCTTGCCATTCCTGATTATGGGCTGCGCGGCCCTGATAGGCTGCTGCGGTTAATGAGGAGCAGGGAAACCATGAACCTATTGAAACAATCACTTCTCGGTTGGTGGAGGAAACGTAACAGGCCGCTCGGTCGGATTCACCTCGAATTGAGCGTGGGAATTGCGGATGATGGCGGGCTGGACGTTGAAATCCTTCGCGGAATTAGCCCCGTGTGTCTGCGCTGGTTGTGGAATGGCGGGTGGGTCTGGCCCTATATCCTGTTTCGCTGGCCCGCAAGCGGCGAATTCTTCAAGGACTGGGAGGTTGGACACCATGCCTGAAACCAACCTGGCAATACCAGGCAACCAGATCGCGGAACTGGCCCACGAGTTTGTCCTCGCGTACGTGAGCGAGGAGACTCGCCGCGCCTATTGGCAGGACTTCTCCAACCTGCTGGCGTTCACGGGGCAACGGTTCCCAACCCGGGCGGACGTGATCGCGTGGCGCGACAAGATGATGGGGGAGGGCCTCGCGCCCTCCACCATCGCCCGCCGGTTGTCTGTCGCCCGCCGTTTCTTCGGATGGCGCAACCGGCAGGGGATCATCGGGCAATCGCCGGCAGAGGATGTTCGGAGTCAACCTGTGTCGCAGGAGGGGAAAACCCCTGCCCTCACCCAAACCGAGGCAGAAGCGCTTCTCGCCCAACCGAATCTCGAAACGTCAAAGGGCTGGCGCGACTATGCCCTCCTGAGCCTACTTGTGAGGACGGGACTCCGGCGGCGGGAAGCGGCAAGCCTGCTGTGCGGCGACCTCTCGGAGGACAACGGAATGGCAGTCTTGGCGGTCAAGGGCAAAGGCGGCAAGGAACGGCGGATCAGGATAATGCCGGACGCCCTAGACCCGGTCCTGCGCTGGGCGCAGATCGCAGGGCTAACTGCCGCCGATCCGATATTCCCCGCCTGGGATGGGAAGGGCAGGGGACGGCTTTCCCAACCCCCACGTGCCTTGAGTGGAACCGCAATTTGGCAGTTGGTCAAGCAGTACGCTAACCAGGCGGGACTCAACGGTAAACGGATCAGCCCCCATTGCTTGCGGGCCACGTTCACCACGCTTGCAATTGAAGGGGGTTCACCAGTCCACAGGACAAGCCACGATTTAGGGCACGCGGATCTCTCCACGACTGTCCGTTACTATCGGGCCTTCGATGAGTTGAAGGATGCGGCGACAACCTACATCAAACTACGGAGGCGAACCGATGAGGAAGGATGAGCTGACCCCAACCTGCCGCCTTTGCGGGCAACCGAGGCCCAATCTGGAGAATGGACTGTGCCCGGACTGTTCCCCAGGGAGGGCGGGCACGGCTAACGTGGGCAGGGACGGAACCCTTTGGCTAACCAGCACCCAGACCGCCACCATGCTGGGCATCACCCGCCAAACCTTGCTCGACTGGTGGGCAAAGTGGAAGCAGGGGCCGCCGTTCATCCGGCCAGGAGTCCGGGGAGATAGGCGCTACCGCTTGGAGGACGTGGAGGCGTTCCTGCGAAGCACCCAGAACTAACCTGGTTCGCGGCGGACCACAACCTGAACCTGGTCATCAACGATGGCTACTGGCAAAGTCGCCAACTGAACGGCGCGATCTGCAAGGTGGCGGGCGAAAGCATAAGCTCCGCCCGCCGCTTTGCTGTCAATGGGGTTCCCCGCGATCCAGAGCGACACAGCCTGCGCGAAACTGTCCCGGATTCCCTCGGTTCCATGCTGTTTGAACTCCTGTCGGAGCACAGCGTAAACTCCAACACAAGCCCTTGAACAACAAGGATGTGAACCAGTCAACCTCAACTGACGCGCTTTGTGTCTTGGCCGCATGACTAGCCCCCTGCAGACAGGACACTGGAACTGGACCTGAGGCACCCTTTGACCGATGCCTTTACAGCGCTGCGAGCAGTAATGCAGACCACCTTTCTTCTCGGCGCTTGAGGATAAGTAGAACTTGATCTGGCAGCCGTTACGGGCACATTCAAGCCAACGGCCGCGGCGTCTGCCCATACCTTGATGTCCTCTGCCACAGTATCTCTCTTGCCCATATTTGAGGAGCTTGCTACAACCAGGGAGGGCGCATACCCGGCGCTCCTCGCTAGGCCGGACTGAATACATCTGGTTGCTCCTCCTTGTCTTTCTCCCCTTTCCAAAACTCCAAACCCCCGCTGAACAAACCCCGGTCGGCCTCCCACGACAATTCAATCTCCCCGGCAGGGCCGTAGCGATTCTTGGTGAGGATGAGGTCGGCCCGCTCGCCGCCGTCTGGCCGCCACAGCAACAAACCTAGACTCGCCGCCTGTTCAAGGCCCGAACTCCCCTTGAAATCACGTAGCGTCGGCTTGGGCCGTTTCCCCATCGCCATCGGGCGGCGGAGTTGGCTAATCAGGATCACATGGCAGGGGAGCGTTTTCGCCAATTCCGCGAATTGAACCGAAATCATCGCAATCTCTTGATCCTCACGGTCAAATTGAGCCTCGCTACGAATCAGCTGAACGTAGTCTGCCACCACAAGATCAATCCGCTCCCGCCGTATCAACCTGAATAACCTGGCGCGGCACTGCTCGAACCGGGGGAATGAGTCGTCAATCCACACGCGCTTCCGCCCCAACTCCTCGCTCCTCTCAAACGCCCACTTCCATTCCTCATCGCTCACGGCCTTCGGATCATCCCGCCGCCGCTCTAGTGTACGGAGGTCGAGTTTGGTCAGTGACGTCAGGAGACGGGCGGCATACTGGCGGTCAAGCATCTCCAGCGTGAAAACCGCAACGCCGATCTCCGGCATCTGTTTTACGAGATGCTCGATGATCTGAATGGCGAACTGGGTCTTACCCTCCCCAGGGTCTCCACCAAGCACCGTCATGGTCCCAGGTCGTAGCCCGCCAGACAATTCGTTGAGTTTGGGAAACGGGGTCGGCAGCCCTACAAGTTCGGCCTGCCCCTCACGGACCTGACAGAGCGCCTCCCAATGCTCCCTCATCGCAGGTTGGAGAGGCCGGAACCCCTGGTCAGCCCCGGCCTCTAGGTTGTAGAGCATACCCAGGGCCTTGCTGTATTTGGCGCCGAACACGCCCTCTGGCTCGTGGGCCAACGCCATGATATTGTTGCCCGCGAGAAGCAATTGACGCTCCAGGCTGCGTCGTTTCAGTTCCTGGGCGTAGCGATTGATGTTCTTCGCCGAGGGAACCCGTGAGATAAGTGCGGAGAGATAGGCGGACCCGCCAACCCTATCCTCCTGTTTGGCGTCTCGAAGGGCGAAGGTGGCCGTAACTAGATCAGGCACCTCCGCCTTTGCCCGAAGGTCGGAGATGGCGGTAAAGATGGTTTGATTCGCTTCCCGGTAGAAGTCGGGCGCGGTCAGTAGATCAATCGCCACATCCGCGGCCTCCACGTCCAGCAGCATTGAACCGAGGGTGCACTGCTCGGCTTCATCATCGTGGGGGGGGAGAAGGTCGGAGGAGGGTGGCGCGGCTTTACGCACAACTAGGCTCCATTCCGCTCTCGTTCCATTGCCCGCGTCAATAACCGATTGAACCAGTAGTCACTCATGGCCCTCGGAATGTCTCCCCGCAGCGCAGCCACAAAAGCATCATCCGTCTCGTAGAGCACCTCGGCCAGGACCGTCCCGACCTCAAGTCGTGTCGCTCCAGACTTCACCCGTTGGCATAATGCCTTGTTGGAGCGGGCGAAACTCAGGCGGAGCGGTGTGCCATACCGGTTAAGGGCTGCCGTGCAGAACTCCTGGAGTTTGCGGTTAGCCCACTCCGTTGGCTTTTCCTCCGCGATGTTTGTAGGTTCAGGAATCTCATCTCCCCCCGACGGGGGGGAGGGGGGGGTCTTGTTATGTCTTGTATCTACTTCTTCTTGTCTCTTATTAGTAGTGCTGTTTCTGCACTTTCTTGAATGTCCCTTTTGTGCACTATCCGCCAGTGCGCTTTCTGCACCATCGAGCAAGCGAATATCCTCCTCTGATATTCCATAGGCACTGAGTTTCTCCACGAGGGCAGCCTTGTATTCATCTGGCATTACCTTCATGGCATCTTCTATCCGGGGCAGCCGGTATAGATTGGTATCACCAATGCCCCGCCGCTTGCTTTCGAGATAACCCGCCCCTTTCAGTTCCCTCAACTGTCCTTGAATCGTCCGGTTGCTACCAATACCCAAATCTGCCTGAATCCGCTCCTGACCAACCCAGGTTTCAGAGTTCCCACCACGCCGCACTCGCAGATACCCATATAGACGGACTGCCCCTGGTGATAATCCGGGGTCTAGAAGCACGGGGAGCGGAATCGCTGCGAAAAGAACCTGCCGATGCCACTCCTCATCCCGCAGGCTCTTTGCTGGCACTGCCGCCTTATCCCCATCCAACCTGGCGGCGTTCATTGGTGAGTCTTCGTGTCCCATCTTCTACCTCCAACCAGATAGTTTGTGGCCGCCGCCGGAATGGGTTGGCACTCCGAGCCATGCAGGCGCACCGGGTGGTCTCTCGACTCCCTGGACGGCCACCTTCACCTTACTACTTCCCCCTGCATCTGTCAAGAAGCGATTCTAGCCCCGTAGGGCGTCCGATTCGGCCTTTTGACATGATTGACCGCAAACGCCCTAACTTTCGCTCCTGGGGCTTATATCGCGACTTGACATGGCATTGGTGTTGGTATATCATCTTTCATTATGACAGCATCATGCCATCAAGATATAGTTTTGCGCTTAGGCAGGCCACCTCATGAACATCCACCCCAGTCCTGTCTTCAATGTGGTAAGGCCTTCTATCCTGCCTCACATGGCCAGCACAAACAAGAGTGTTGCTCGCGCACTTGTGGAAATCGCTACCGACATAGGTTCGTTGAACGTGCCGAGATTATATGTAAGTATTGTGGTCTCCTGTTTATGGTATCGCCGAGTCAGGTCACCTATCGGAAACATTGCTCCCGGCTCTGCCACCTGGCAGCAAACAAGGACTCCAATAGGGGTCGGTGGTCTAACAGAGAATATCCTGTGACGGAATGGACGCAACTTACCGTTCAGGCGCGAGAACGGGATGCACAGAGATGCGTTCTGTGTCATGAGACTGTGAATCTGCAAGTTCATCATCTAAAGCATGGTGGGCAGTCTAGCCTTGGTTCTCTGCGTGACGTTATTACTGTATGCGCTACTTGCCATATGAATCTACACCGCGCTTAGCGGCTCTCAGACGATTTTGTGCGCTCATCTGGGTTGCGAATTGAGAACTCCTGCCGGAAGTGCCCACGACAATCCTCGCAGTAATAGTGGGCCTCCGTCTCTGGGGTTGGTCGCGGGGTCTTGGGCTTGTGCTCCAGGAACGCATCCTGGTCGCCCAGATAGACCATCGGAACTCCGCAGTGTTCGGGCCACTTCATCCCGTCATCTCCTTTCTAGGCCATGCCTGGGGCTACTGAGGGGCAGGCATATCGCCGCCACCACGTTCACCGTAACTGCATTCCCCAGACACTTGTAACGCTGCGTGTCAGACACCTCAACCTTCTTGCCGTCAATCAAAGCCCACCGAGTCCAACCGTCAGGGAACCCTTGAAGCCGTTCGCACTCCAACGGCGTCAAACGGCGGATGGAATCGCCCTGCCGCAAACCGTAATTCATGGCGCTTCTGTTGGCGACGGGGCGAATGCAATTAGCCACCGTCTGATAATTGTGGCTTGCTCCACTTCGTAGGGCCTGCGCTTCTTCGTGAGGAGTCACCATGTTGGCCTTGTTCGTGTGGAGTATCAACTCTCTGTTCCGCATTCTTCCTTGTCTATCACTAAGGCATCCCACCCGTACTTCTTTGCTCTTTTGAGGAGCAACTGCACCATCGCTTCCGAGAGGAAATACTTGGGGGCGGGCGACGGTTCGAGAATGTCCGATAATGAAGACCCGCTCCCTATTTTGCGGGACGCCGAAGTCCTTGCTGTTAAGACATTGCCATTGCAGGTCATACCCCACGTTTGAAAGCGTCTCAAGGATTTGGGCAAACGTGTCTCCTCCATCATGGCCGAGAAGCCCTTTGACGTTTTCAAGGAGAAGATAATCGGGTCTCGCAGCCCCAGCGATTCGGGCGATCTCAAAGAAAAGAGTTCCCCTAACATCCCGAAATCCTTCACGCCGGCCCGCAATGCTAAATGATTGGCATGGGAATCCAGCGCAGAGCAGATCAAACTCTGGAAGATCATCTGGGTTGATTGTAGTGGCGTCGCTGAAGTTTGGGACTCCAGGCCAGTGGTAGTCGTGGATGCCGGTCGCCCACTTGTCGATTTCGGAGTAGCCAACGCACTCTCCCCATCCTTGCAGTCCAAATTCAAAACCTCCTATACCAGCGAACAGGCTGAATATCCGCATGTTATTCTACCCCAAGGCCATGCCTGGGGCTGCCTTATTCCGGCCCGCAAAGCAGTCCTGGCAGCCCTTTGACGCCGCACACCTGGCCCGCTACTGGTTCGGGCGTTTGGGAGATAGGTGACCACGTTACTCTCTCTCTGGCGGCGCGGCATGGCCTTCGTCCTTGTCCTCGCGTGTCTCCTTGACGCTGGTGAGAACCCATTCGAGCTCCGCCTTCTTGCCCGTCTTGGACTCCTCGATGGCCTCAAGCGCCTTCACCGCGTTCTTGACAACCTTGCAGAGCAACTTCGCTGGCACGGGGCCGCCGTCCTTCATGGTGATGGTAATTGTGAGTTTCGGTTGCTCCTTCTTCATGTCATTCCTCCATCCTCAGCGGCTCCGGCTCCGCGGCAAGGTTCGCCTCTATCATCTGACAATACTCCTCCTTAATCTCCACAAGGATGCTCTCCCTGCCATAGCGTTTGGCGATGATACCAACCGTGCCACGGCCCGCGAACGGATCGAGCACCACCCCTGGCCTGAATCCCGGATGTTTCCCCTCCTCGTCCACGCAGGAGCAGGTCGTCCAGCCAGTGGTCTCATGCACATTTACATATCCTTCTTTGTATTGTCTGCCGTGCTCTTGCCCTGATGGCAATGCCGACTTACCACCCTTTTCTAATAAGGCAACATTTCTTGGCTTCCCTGTATCAGTCCTCAAGTAGTGGTAATCCTTCTGTTGACGGCTTATCCTCACCCTTGCCATCCCGCACTTCCGGCACACCCACTCCGGGCAGCCCACCAGGATCATCCGCCTGGCAAGTTCATCGGGGAAGGTGGCAAAGTGTTCAGTTGTAGCCACTTGACAAGTGCATTTAGGTGTGTTATCCTGACGGCATGGGGATTCAGCGGCTTCGAGACTTTGTGTGTCAGAAATGCGGGAAGGACTTTCAGACTCGCCACTGGAAGCGGACTTATCAGCCTCGCTATTGCTCAAGGGCTTGCTCGCATGAGGCTCAACGGACGCTCGTAAGTCTTGTCTGTGTTCAATGCCATAAGCAGTTTCGGCGGAAGGCTTACATGAAGGAATGGTCGCAAGAGAGGGGGCCGTTTTGCTCGTTTCGCTGCTATGGTCTATGGCAACATGAGCATATTGTTGGGGAAGCGAATCCAATCCATAAGGAACGCCCTCTTTTGGAGTGCCTTCAGTGCCATGATGCCTTTGAACCTCGGTGGGTGTATCTGGCAAAGTCGCAGAAGTTTTGTTCCCGTCAGTGCCATCAGGATTGGAACCGCGAGCACTACCAGGGGCTTCTTTCTGTGGGGCGTGGGAATGAATGGAAGGGGATTCGCATCCAAGCGCTTGATCGCGATCGTTGGCATTGCTGGCGCTGTCATGCTCGGAAGCCTCTGGTTGTCCATCACCTGAAACCGTATTCGGAGTGCCAGTCAAAGAAAGATGCCCATGCACTGGACAATCTCTTGACACTTTGTAGGTCGTGCCACTCACTTGCACATAGTCGGGTCGGCCTCGGAATCTTGCCGTTTCACTCCTAGCCTGGGTAGCAATCTCCCACCAGTCGTCATCGCCGTCAATGAAGAAGTCTCCTGGGTTCGCTCCGAGGGGGAGGAAGGGGCCTTCCACCCCGGGTTCAGGTGGGTTGCGGCCGGCACCAGGTGGCTTGAACTTGTCTTCATAGCGGGTCTTATCCCGATGCTCCCTTGCTCGGGGACTCCCCATGCTTTCAGATATCTCCGCCGGTATCTTGGTGGTTGGCTTGAACAGCCCCTCATCGGCGGTCTTGGCGCGGGCGGGGCTAGGATATTCTCGCCTTTGTCCCATTGCGGTTTGGCTGTTTTGTTCGCTGAATATTGTGGCGTCGGCATACTTCCGTGAGGGCGTTGCTGTGCCTCCAGAGAATGGCCTCCGCACCGCGTCGAGGTCAAACCAGACCTTCTGGCTCTTGGCGAAGTAGAAGACCGGCTCCCAGGTACAGGAAAACCTATCCCTGACACTCTCTGGCATCGGGTTCGGCTTGTGCCAGACGATAAAGTTCCTCGCAATCCACGCATGCTCAACGGCAAGGGCAAGCCCCTTCGACAAGGCGGGCCGCAGGCTAGGGTCGGTCATGCCCAGGATGAACCGTTCCGGGATGAGGAGGAGGGACTTGTCAGGCACTGGCATCAAGTTGGGTTGCCGACTCATTTGAGCAGCATCCGCAGCACTTCTACCTTCCGAACGCCAACTGTGGTCGAACTTGTTGCCCGTGCTAGCATGTGAGTTATTGCCCGTGCTAGCATGTGAGTTATAGGAATCTCCCAAATTACAGAAAATCACCCCATCCTTCCTCAGCACCCTCCAAACCTCATCGAACACCGCCCACAGGTGCGACAGGTAGGATTCGATGGTGGGTTCAAGGCCGAACTCTCCCACCCAGCCATCCTCAAAGGTCATCGGGCAGCCGTATTTTCGCTTGGCGAAGTATGGCGGGCTCGTGGCGCACAGATTCACCGACTCAGTGGGAAGTCCCTTGAGCACCGCCAGTGCGTCGCCCTGGATTACCTGGCTCATCGCCCCTCCCACTTCCTAGGTATCTTTTCCAGCCTCTCCCGCAACAATCTTTGCCTCCGTTGCTCCCTCTCTTGGTTGGCCGCTTTGGGGCAGTATGTCTCGTTCAACTGTTCCGTGCTCCGAAAGACTACCTCCTGCCCTCCCTTACTTGTTTCTTTGGGCCAGCACTTAGGACAGACGCCGAGGAAACAGAGTGCTAGTTTCTCACACTTTGCGCACCGCTCACGTTCCCAGATTCCAGGCGCCCCCTGCCCTCCCTCAATCTTCTCTCCGGGCAGCCCTCCCGACGGTGTTATCGCGTGCGCGTTGACACAGGCCCAACAGGTGCAGTTGGCTCCATGCTTCGGCATTTGGGCATCACCTCCTTTCAGGTGCTTGGTGTTATGCGGCTCTCCTTGCATTCACGGCAGTTGCAGTATAACGCATCATGCGGATTATGCTTCGGATTCATCGGGCATCACCTCCTAACCTGTGTTGTCCGCAAGGCGGCCTCGCACGGTGCAAAGTTCGTCCGCCACCCACCTAATCTCTCTGACATAATAAATGGAGTCGTCGAGAGATAGTCCAGACCCCTCCTCGATGTCCTTCGTGTCTGCCTCAATATGGGTTGCGATCTCGCGCAGACGAGTCTCGACGCTTTCCAAAGTGCTTCGAGCCATATGCCATCACCTCCTCTCCAGGAACTTCTCAAGGGCTGCCGCGGCTTGCTCGGCAGTGCCTTCCTGTATTACGCCGCTCCTCCGGTGGTTCCATCGCCAGGACGATTTCGTCTCTCGATACAGCCAAAAGATTATCCATTCCCTCCCAGGAAGTCTATCCTTGTGCCTATTATAACTTACCTCTTTCCACTCATGCCCCCGCTTCATCCCCTTCACCATTGCTAGGAGGGTCATCCCACCCCCGTCCGTCAGCGTCTTGACCTCTGCCTTGAGGCGGTCGCGCTCGCATCGGAGTTCGTCAATCAGTTCATCTATTTTGTTCATTCCGGTGCCCCTTTCGGCCATTGCTGTATCAATGACCCGTTGATCGTCGGCTTGAGATTGTTCTTGAGAAACAAGGGTATTCCCTCAACCCCGCACTGTTCTATGATTGGCATTACCCATTCATGTTCAGGTTGCCGTGCGCTCGCTGGACTCTGCCCGCCCACAATCACCCAGTCGAGTTCCTCTATCCTATGGGGCTCTATCGGCCCCAGCATCGGCTCCACGCTGACCCCCAGCACCGGCCAGCCGTGTTCCCGTAGTTTCAGGATCTCGGGCACCCGCTTGTCCCAGGTGGCCTGATCCTCCACGCTGGTCAGGTGCCAGATGTTCGGGTAGGATTCTCTTGAGTTGAAAAGAGGCCACCGTTTATCTGGCTCGAACCCATGAAGTTTGTCTCTTATTCCTCCCGGCCATTTCGTCAGCACGATGAAGGTATGGTCCACACACGCAGTCATCACATCATAAATGGCCTTTACCCAGTCTAGCGGCACCCACGGGCCGAACAACTCCCCCATGCTGCAAACGAAAATCATGCTGGGCTTCTTGACCTTGAGGGGTTCGTCCAAGCGATGAGGGTAGAAGGTCGGGGCAAAGCCGTAGGGGAAGACATCACCCTTCCCCGCCGTGTAGCACTTGCCGTTCCCTGCCTCCTGCGACGACCACAGCACCGTGCCCTTTGGCTTAAACCTGTTGGCGATGACCCTGGCGTAACAGTAACCACACCCCGTCCTACATCCTGACGCTATGCCCCACGAGAAGTCAGCCCACCCAATCGCCCCGTCCCGTGGCAAAGGATTCACACCGGCACCTCCCTCGGCCCAATATGAAAGCGGCATCCTTCCCCGCAGTCGCAGGGCTGCTTGTATCCAGGCTGGCAGTTACCCCAGCTGTCTAGGCATGGAAAAAGGTCGTCCACTTCGCACCCACATCGTCCGCTATCACTCCATAGACCATCGTACCCGTTCGCCGTCAGGTAATCCCGCACTATCTCTTTGACTGTCATTCCGGCATCTCCTCAAAGATACTCCTGCCGTTCCAGGGACAATCGGGACACTCGATTCGGTGGAGCGCCTCGACTTCTTCCTTGTGGTCGGTGAATGCCTGGTCGTAGGCTTGCCATGCCTCGTTGCAGGCTTGCAGTGCCTGGTCGTAGGCTTGCAGTGCCTGGACGTGGGCTTGCCATGCCTGGTCGTAGGCTTGCCGTGTCTGCACAACTTCGCGCGGCAAGTGACCGACGACTATTTTGAACAACCGTAGGCGAAGCGGTTGTTCCTCGATGGGTTTATAGTCTCGGATGTATTGCCGTCTCGTCTCAGCGTCCTCTGTGAGCAGTTCCACGAGCACATCGTGGTGGACATGCCAAGCTAACTGAGGCCGCTCCACAGTATCTTTTAGGCTTATAGGGTTCATTCCGGCACCAGTCCCCAGAGGGCATTTGCCTCCACCATCGCTGCGCCCAGGGCCATGACATCGGCAGCGTACCGTTTCGCTGGTTTGGTGTTCCTCGCACCAGGCCCCCCGTTGTATCTGCCCAGGGCTTCCTCTAGGTTGCCGTGCAGCCGCAAACCATCGGCCAAGTATTGACCCGCCCACTTTATCGCCTTTGCGGGGTCGGCCAGGCCGTCCTTGATGACCTGCTCCTGTCCAGGCAAGGGAAATATCTGCATCAGCGTCCGCTCACCCTGCTTGCCTACCGCCGAGTTGTCGAAGTTGCTTTCCTTCTGCGCAATCGCCACCGCAATCCACAGGCGCAGTTTGAATTCCCGGGCAGCCCGCACGAAGGCGCGGGCCAGGTATTCGGTGTAGGGCAACTCCGGACTCTTCCCATCCGTGAAGTTGAACCCATTGCACCTACTCGTCTTGGACTCAATATAGAGCCTAACCAGGTGTGCCTCCGCCCGCCACCCCTGCTCCCGCCACAGGGCGGCGTCGCGCTGGAGTTCAAGGTATGGCCTATCGCACACCACCCTTCGACCCTGCTCAGGGTCTTCGACATCTCCGTAACCTGCCGGTCTGCCCTGGCTCTTGTCCATATCAGTGTCTGTCATCTTCTCCTCCCTTCGACCCTGCTCAGGGTCTTCGACCTTCTGTCCTTTCGCTATCCCCACCGCCGCGATGATGAGGAAGGTGAGCAGGGTGAGGCGCTGGGGGGTGGTTAATCTTCGCACGGCTGTATCTTGACTTTCTTTGGCTTGGCAGACGCCCTTTCAGCCTCAACCCTTGCCCAGGTCAAGCCTCTAAAAAAACCAGCATTGAAACCGCGCTCTATGCGCTCCCGTTCGCTGTAGCGCAGCGCAAGTTCCACTTCCTCAAACCAATCCTTGAACTCCGCGTCTATGAAATCCCTCGCGTACGTATAATCCTCTGCTGCTTTTGTCATGATGTTCTCCTTGCTTTAAGAAGACGCCCCACTCGGGCCAGGTGAGGCGGTCATCCTGTCTGTTCCCCCGGCTCGGCCTGCCAGTTCTGGGGGTTGTCTGCTGACACGGTTGGGGGATACCCTGGACTGACACGGATGTTTGCGGTCATCGCAGCCCTATCCCCCGCCTCCAGCCTGTCCAGCCAAACCAATCCGAGGGCCGCCACTGTGTACTCAATTCCCAACCGCGCCATCTCGCTGAATGTCAAGATGCGAGCCGACTGTAGAATTGCCTCTACACTCTCAATCTCTTGCTTGCAATGCGTCCGTGCTTCTTCAATGTCCATCTTCCTTCTCCTTTCATGTGGGGCCGCAGGGCTGCTCCGAACCCAAGAACTGGTCAGCACACGACGAGTCTAATCTTGGGATCAACTCATCATCTGCTTTTCCTGCGGCCCCACAATCGGGGGAGTCGTTCAAACAAAAACTAGGATCCACCAAACTCGGTGTGAATGCGGGTGGAAGGCCAGCCTCCAGGCTGGATTCGGTCTTGAACAGAGCCAACCAACCGTTGCTCCTCGCCCGTGCCACAGGTGGGGAGGCAGTAGATCGGTGCGCGGCAACCGTTCCCAAGGGTCCCGCTGACCAGGTCAAGTTGAATCCAGGCATGGGTTGCACCAATTAGGCTTCCTGGAGGAAGCGCCTGCCGCTCATTGTCGCTTCATCGCTGCCTTCAACTGCTGGGCAACGCTAACACCGGAGACGTCTTCCCGCGCAATAAGGGTTAGCAGGTTTAGGGCCATCTCATCTCTCTGGCTCCGCAACCGCTCCACCTCGGCGATGAGTTCTTCTCCGAACCCAGAATGTTTGAGTAGGTCTTTCAACTCCGCCAACCTTTCCGCCGTCATCATCGGATATTGTCGTAGGGGTTCTGAGCAAAATCCGCAGTAACAGTTCCGCAAGAGCGCTCCCTCAACACCGTGTTCTCCTCCCGTAACCGCTTCACCTCGGCCCATGCAACCGTCAGTTTCTCAATCAGCCAACGATGATCGTCGTGGTCGGGTAGGAAACCCTGTTCATCATAGTCCTTGTGGATAACTGCGAACCGTTCATCTTGGAGACTCATTTGCTATCCCTCCTTGCTCATTCAACTACCACTCTCAGGCCGATGATGGTTCACGGCCCAAAGAGCACATCCGAGCGCGCTGGCGGTATGTTCGTCTGGACAGTCGTATCCCTGCGCCTGCGCCATCCGCATGACTTGTTCCGGGGAGGCATTGCCGCTGCCGGTCAGGGCACGCTTCCAGGATTTATGGGGCACAAGCACTACCTCTGTTACTGTCGCAAAGTAAGTCCCCAGCCCCCCCGCAACGTAGGCTATCCGAAGGGTCGCCGTCGCCCATCGGCTGAACGGCTCCTCGATTGCCACCAGGTCAGGCACGAACCCTACCCAGGCAACAACCTCCTCGAGCGCCCTTGCGGACAGTCTGGGGAGGGGCACCCTCGGTTTGGACACGTTAATGGTGTGAATACGGGCATATGGATTCTGACCAGGGGTCAGGAGCGCCAGGCCGATGAAGGTGCTGCTGGGGTCAATGCCGAGCACTGTCATTCTCACCACCTCATCCATTCGCCATACCGTGCCCGCAGCCAGACCCCCAGACATACCAGGCCCGCGCCGATCAACAATCCGAATATCAACCAGCCTACCATTCTGAACACCTCTCTCTGTATCCACATGCGGAACAAAAGGCCGTCTCGCTCGGGTAGAATATCTCATGCCCGATCCCCTGCTCTACCCTCTCCAGTATCCGCAGGAACCGGTCGAGATCACCCTGAGAACGCCTCCCCTCAAGTGTCTGAACCTTCGGCTCGCGCGTCCTCACCAAAACATCCAGCCGGACTCCTCGCT